AAGGTGAACATAGCAGAGCCTGGTTGAGGACGGCCAATGTACCCGCCTACTTCTTCAACGATACAAGTAGGCTTGTCCAAGTGATAATAGATCTCTTTTAATCTCGCACAGATATCTGGCTCAGTTTCTGGCATTTTGATAGCGCGTACCCCGTAGGCTAGTTTCCAAGCTATCCCGCCCGATTTCCCCGGATCGATAGCAATGAACTCTTTTGGATGGTTCATAAGATTCTAATTTTTTCCTTAACTTTTTCCCGGCTCAGCCAAGCCGAGAGGTCTGATTCGGTCACTCGCGGGCGTCCACCCGCTTTGGAGTGCGGCAGGGGATTTACCGCCCTGCGGAAATAATTCTGAATAGATCTGCGGGAAACGCCGAGACGTTTCATTAAATCTGGAATTCTGTAAATGGATTCGTGTGGAAGAGTTTTCGGCCATCCATTTTCGTCTACTGGCTCAAGCTCGACAGCTAGGTGTCCACTGGGCATTGTTAACACTCTGACGGACTTTGTTTCGAGGACGAGTTTCATTGGCGGTCTGTCTTTTGTAAGTTCTGGAACTTACAAGTCCAGCACTTTTTGAGATATTTTTTAATCGATAAGTTTCGTATCATTTTAGGGTTTGTACGAGTAGTAGTAATTCACAGCAAGCAAACTATAAGGTGTTTAACACCATGTGTTTAGGGTGTTTAACACCCCTAAAACTATTTTAGTTTTTACCGAGTGTCTGGTATGAGGACTAATGCCCAACAAGCGTCACCCAACCCGAAAATACATTGGTTTTTGGGGAACGAGTTTTTTAAAACAAAAATTAGTAATGCTTGCGACGCAGAAAAAAATGACACTGTCGCGTCTTATGACTAAAGTATTATGGAAACATCTAGAAAAATATAAACTTCTGGTCTTGTTTTTTTACGACCTCTAACTCAATTCAAAAAAAAAACTATTTCTGTTTTTCGTTTTTCTGTTCCTGTCTTTTGTCCCACTCCTTCAGCAACAATGCTCGAATATATTCCGAAGTAGACTGGCCTCGGCTTTCGGCTTCTTTGGCCACCCAAACAAGCAGGTGTTTTTGTAAAACAAATGTTGCGGTTGTCTGATTAGGCTTTCTGTGATTTGGCATGGCCTTTAATGGGAATTACGTTGTCGACCAACTTTGGTCGTATTTCAAAGTATTTCTTTGCTACCTCCTGGTTTAAAGACTCACCATTTACGGTGATGGTCTTATATGTTCCCAAAAGCATCCCTGGGGAGTGACCGCAGGCGAGGGCAGTTTGGGCAGCGTTCTGGGTGTATGCGAGGTGATACGAAGCAAATGAATGTCTCATACCATTGTCGATCCACTTCGATGGCAGTCTCGGGTTTTCCTGAGACGCCAACCAAGGAGAAATTAAAGTCGTTGGGTAACGTGATTTTGTTGAAGCAAGAATGTTTCCCTTAAGATCCTTATAGGGGGCAAGCCATTCAGCAAGGTTTGGCATAAGGGGAGCCAATCGACTTTGATTGGTCTTAGTGATTTCTCGGTCAAGACGAATGTTGCCGCCAACCCAATCGATGTTTTCCCACTTCAAGCGCGCCAGCTCGGCAGAACGAATGCCAGCAAACAATCCGATCGCAAGGAAGGGGACGAGGTTCTTATCGCACAAGGTGAGCATCGCCTCGGCCTGTTCGGCGGAGTAAATCTCAACGGGTGGCTTTTTGAATTTAATCTCCTCTGATTTCTCGGCAGCGTGTTTACGCTCGTCGGACAAATAGCCTTTTCTACGGGCGTAGTTAAACAGGACGATAATTGCTGAACGCTGATTGTGCCTAGTGCGAGGAGCGTAGGTAGGGTCGGCAAGGTACTCGTCGATATCGTGTGGAGTTACCAGGGAGATAGGCTTGGACATTTTTGAAGCAAACCGCCTTAAGAGAGCTCGCATTGTGATCTTCTGAGAATTGGAGTTAAGTGAGCTTTCGTTTTTGGCCAGGAACTCTTCCACGAGTGCTGGAACACGGATTTCCTTCGTTTCTGCTGGATTGGTTTGGAGATAGGCTTTTACCGCCCGGTCGAGAGGGACGCCGTTGAGCATCGTTTCGCAGGCTCGATAGTATTGGAGATCCCGCATAGTAATTCCCTCGGCTGGCAAAGCTGATCCGTCAGCCAGTTGCTCCACGATTACTTTTGCCTCTCGCTTGGCTTCGGCAAGAGACGCCAGCCCGCGGCGCATTCTTTGTTTTCCCACCCTCCAGCACACGAAATAAGTGAAATATTTGTCACGAACTTTGCACTCGTAGATGCGAACTTCAGCCCAACCTTTCTTAATAATCAGCGCTTTCATTTCTTGACAGATAGTATTGACAGTCTTGACCAACGCAAAGGAAATCTTTGCCTATTTTTGCCGATTGCGTTTCCGAGGTTTCCTATGTATTCTGCTTTTACTGAAGGGCTTATCGGAAATTGTTGGAAGTTAGTAACTTACAGAAGCGGGGTCATAGCTCAATTGGCAAAAAGTAGAAAGCACTGACAAACAGCTAATTACCGAAATCAATTAAAAATTCTTGACGTTTTCTTGACCGATTTTAATCTCGCAATTGAGTGTGAACCAAGGTTTTGAGAGATATGGCCGAGTCTGGCCCGCTGGAACCACCGACGTAACAATCGAGTTAGTGGCCTTCCGCGAAAACTTTTCTCCAGAGCGGGGAGGTTTGGGCAAATATGCGCATTTTCGCAACGTTGTTGAATTACTTTGGCCTTACGACAAGAAGAAAAACAAAGGCGGTTTCCAATGGAACCCTTGGGCGGAAAGAATATTTGAAGCCGCCTGTCAGCATAATTATCTCGGCGTCTCGGGTCCGAAATCTTCAAGCAAAACTCATTGCATTGGCATCTGGGGTTTAGTCAATTGGCTCTGTGATCCTTTTAACACATTAGTTTTGGTCACCACAACGTCGGTTCGTGAGGCTCGCAAAAGAATGTGGGGAGTAATCCGTGAGAGGCACATTCAAGTCCCAGGACTCCCCGGTAAGATTATCGATTCAATGGGCAAACTCATTATGGAGGAGGCTGGAAGTGATCGGTCTTCTATTACGCTTATCCCTTCGGCCAAGGATAAGGAGAAGGAAGCAACCGAGAAGCTGATCTGATTAAAGAACAAAAGAGTGTTCTTGCTAGTGGACGAGGCCACGGACGTATCGCCAGCCATCTTCGAGGCCATTCATAACCTCGACTCCAACCCCTATTTCCAATGTATCGCCCTTGGAAACTTCGCCTCTGCATACGACCCTTTTGGTCAGTTTATTACCCCGACGGTTACTTGGAACGGGGTAAACGCTGAGATGGACGAGTGGGACACTACCCGAGGCAAATGCATCCATCTCGACGGGGAGCGAACACCCAATATCGACTCAGACGACGAGTGGCCATTCCTACTCACAACCAAGCAACTTCGCGAGGCAAGGGATTACCAAGGGGAAAACTCGCTATCATACTGGCGGTTCATCCGTTCTTTCCCATCCCCCATCGGGGCAGAGCAGAACATTTATTCAGAAGCCGATATCCGAAGATACGAAGGTGAGGCACTACCCATATGGGATGGGTCTCCTACCAAGGTTGCGGGGTTTGACCCAGCCTTCACCAACGGGGGAGATCGAAGCGTTTTGTACATCGGCTCTTACGGGAAGACGAATGTAGGGGTACCTGCGGTATCCTTTGGGAAGTCTTATCTTTTGCGGGAAGACTCTACCAAGGCTAATGAGCCTAGAAACTTTCAGATTGCCCGCCAGGTGCGTGAAATATGCGAAAAGGAGGGAGTTAGGCCGGAACACCTTGCGGTCGATGCTACCGGCGCTGGAGACCCGTTTTGTGACATCTTAAGCGAAATGTGGTCACCAAGGATCTTTAGGGTCAAGTTTGGCGAAAAGCCTACAACAATGCCAACAAGCGGGGTGTCCCCTGTTAAGGCTAACGAGAAGTTTACGAATCGAGTTACAGAACTTTGGTATGTTGGTGTAGAATTTTTGAGGTCGGGGCAGCTCAAGGGAATTACTTCGGATCTCGCCAGGGAGCTTACTGCTCGAAAATACAGCACGTCTTCAGGCGGAAAGTTGGTGGTAGAGCCTAAAAAGGACATGAAAGCCAGGATGGGCAAATCTCCCGACTTAGCAGATGCCGCTTTTCTTATGTTGGACATCTGTCGTCAAAGACTGAACGCCTACGCTGGGGGCAAGCTCGTTATGAATCGGGGAGAAGGATGGCTGAAATCAGCTATAAAATTAGACGTAAGCTCGTTTGGAGATCGTCAAATCCTTGGAGCTTAAACACCTCTTGACGAAAATCCGTCAATGTTAGACTAGCTGGATAGTGTCTATCGAACTCGAGACGATCTCCGATTCTGGGAAAGCCCCTAGGACAAGAATTAAGGACGCCAAAAGCGCTCATGCAATTTACACGTCCATACGGAACGCCGACGATGCCTCGTCAATCGATCGTCAAAAAATTCAGTCGATGCTCGACGGAGAGCCGCCGTATTCACCTCAACAGTTAAAGTCATTGGGGCAGGGGTATCGTGCAAATTTAAACTTTGGTGAGGCTGCCGCAGCTCTCGAAACATCCCTTTCTGCTTATTCCGATTTAGTTAATTCCGTTGATAGGCTGGCCTCGGTGAAAACATCCGAGGGAGATCCCGCCCAGAGGGTAGAGTGGGAAAGCATCATTGCCGAAGAGTTCCACCGAACAATAACGGATTGGGACGAGTTTTTCTATAAGCAACAAATGCTGGCACATCAATTTGTCTCGCAGGGTGTTGGCGTTGCTTACTTCGAGGATAACCGCAGTTGGAAGTGGAGCGTGTGCGGTCTCAAAGACTTTAAAGTTCCACGCGGAACACCCGCCTGCGACACCAAGGTCGAGGTAGCCACAATCGAGCGACATTACCTAGTCGGTGAGTTGTACCAATTTATTGAGAACCCAAAGATTGCGACTGAACTTGGCTGGAACGTGGAAGAAACTCGCAGAGCCATTCTGTTATCCACGGACAATGGGACAAGTTCCAATTCTCGCGATTGGGAGCGTCTGCAAGAAGAGCTTAAAAACAATGATCTGATGTACTCTCATGCACGATCCAAAATTGTTCGGTGCGTCCACTATTTCGTCAAGGAATTCGATGGGACGATCTCCCACTACATTGGTACTCGGGCTGGAGATACTGATGATTTTCTATTTAAGAAGCCAAGTCGATTCCAACACGCAAATGAGGCTTTTGTATTATTCTCCTACGGGATCGGCACGAATGGTCTTCTCCATAGTGTGAGAGGCTTGGGCTACAAGCTGTTCCCCTTCATCCAGCTTTCTAATCGTATGCGGAACGCAATTGTCGACGGAGCTATGCTCTCTTCCGCCTTGATGATCCAGCCAGCTACTGGTGAAGACGTCAGCAACCTTTCTTTGATGTACAATGGCCCGCTCTCAATTCTGCCTCCCGGTATTAATGTTGTTGATAAAACTATGCCTAATCTGGCTGGTAATGTTCTTCCGATTGTCCGAGATCTTGAAGTTGTCCGTCAAAACAATACTGGTACTTATAATCCAAAACAGGTTATGCCCGACGGGGATGCTCGAACTGCAACCGAAGTTCAAGCTCAACTTGCACAGCAATCGCTTCTGTCGGCTCAGGCAATGAACCTTTATTATATCCCTTTCCAGAAGCTCCTCGCCGAGCAGTTCCGACGTCTGGCTACTGTGAATTATCGTTCTGACGAGCCAGGTGGCGAAGAGGCTATTGCTTTCCGCAAGAGGATTGAAGCTCGTGGTGTGCCTTGGAAGGCAGTTCAGAAGGTGTATCGTGTTCAAGCTGTTCGAGCGATTGGGGCTGGAAGCCCCGGAGCCCGTATGCTGGCCTTTAACGAATTTATGGCGATTATGCCGAGGTTTGACGAGGTGGGTCAGAGAAATCTTATTCGTGACAGGGTAGCCGCAAGAGTTGGTTACGATCAGGTCGATCGATACCTACCTAAGGGGGAAGTAGAACGCATTCCGATTGATGCCAAAATTGCGGAACTCGAAAACGATGCGATGCAAGGTGGCCGTGGCGTAAGCGTAAATCCTTGTGAAAACCACGCAGTCCACGCCAAAGTTCACTTGGAAGACGCAAATCGTTTCTTGCAGGCTCTGCAACAGAATCAGGTCGACCCTAAAGTTGCGATGTCATATTTACAAGTACAGTACCCGCATAGCACGGCACACGTTGAACAGTTGGCTTCAGACCCCTCAAGAAGAGAGGAAGTTGGAGTAGCAAAACAGATTCTCAATCAGATGCGGGAAGCCGTTGAGAATATCGGCAAACAACTCGCTGCCCAAGCGCAAAGAGAGGCGAGAGCTCGAGCCTCAGAGCAGGGCGGTCAAGTTGACCCCAAGACACAACTAGCAATTCAGAAAGCTCAAATTGACTCTCAAATTAAACTTCAAGAATCCCAACTAGATCAAAGGCTCAAGGCGGCCGATGTTCAGCAGAAAATGGCAATTAGAGATGCGGAAGCCGCCCAGAAGATACGACAGAAAAGTCTTGCCTAAATAGTATTGACCTTCTAGCGTCAAGACACAATGAAAATACAAGATTGGGCGAAACGAGAAGATCTTCAATTAGAATGGAAAAATCTCTGGGATAACAACGAGACACTTAAAAAAGGTTTAGATGTTTTAAAGGATGTTGCTCTACCAGCCGAGGGAAGAGCTCCGCAAGGTGTTGATACGATTCAGTACAATGCCTTGATGAATGCACGTCGCGAAGGGTATTACGATGCTCTCCGTAACATCGAGGCTCTGAAAGAAATTGTTAAACCAAACGTAGTCAATCCAGAACCTTGGGAAAACCTCAAAAAGGAAGATTAATTTATGTCCACAGAAACCGTAGCGGCACCCGAAGCAGTCTCGCAACCAACAGCTCCAGCAACACCGACTCCTGCACCAGCGCCAGTTGTTTCTTTTGCTGACGCACTCGACAAAGCTTTAGGGGTAAGCGAACCGTCTAAAACCCCCATCAATGAAAAGGCGGCGGCTAAAGCTGTAAAAGCAGAGCCCGCCCCAACACCAGCTCCAGTTGCCAAGGTTGAGGAACCGAAGTCTGAAACCAAAACTCCAGCATCGATCCTTGATAAGCTTGGTACTTTAGGGATAGAACCCAAGGAAGAGGTAAAGACAGAGACTAAGCCAGAAGAACCTTTGGCAGAAGTAAGCCAAGAAGCATCTACTCCGGCCGCACAGACTGCCTTTGCCAAACTGACTAAAGAGTTGAGGGAAGCAAAAGCCAAACTCAAAGACTTTGAGTCCAAAGTCGCTAATCGCACTGAGGCTGTTGAGGATAAGGGAGGGGATGTCAAAACCGATTCTCAGCTTTCTGAGTACCAAGCGAAAATTGAGCAGTTCCAAAAAGAGCGGGACGAGCTTGAGGGCGAGTTGAGGATTTCAAGGGTAGAGGCTACTCGCGAGTACAAAACCACAATTGGCGAACCGATTAAACAAACTACCCAGACGATTACGGATATCGCAAAAGTATACGAACTTAAAGCCTCCCCAATTCTGGATGCTGCACTAGAAACCGATGGGGCGAAGCGGAGAACCCTCCTCAAGGAACTTACGAGTGAGATGGATCCCGTAGACGCTTTGGCCGTAAGAACTAAAGTTGATGAGTTGGCGTTACTTAATGCCAAGCGTGATGAAGTCGTTCGAGAAAGCAAATCAGCTTTAGAGGCAATTGCCAAGCGCGATGCCGAAGCAGAAAAGGCAAGCCGTGATCAGTACGATCAAGAAGCTAGGAAAGCTTTTGGAGACGTCTGGAATTCCTTTCAGGAGGAGATGCCTTTGCTCAAAAAGATTGAAGGCAACGAACCTTGGAATAAAACGATCGACGAACTCCGCTCAAATGCCGAGAAGCTGGATTCCGAGCCGCTGGACCACAAGCAGAGAGCTGCCTTAACTTATCAGGCGGTTACCCTCCCACTAGTTGTGCAGGTATTCAAAGATTACGTATCTAAAACCAATCAGGAACTCGCGAGCCTCAAGGACAATTTGTCTGAGTATCGGAAAGCAACCCCTGGTGTTGGCTCTGGCGCGGCACCAGCCAAGTCGGAAAAACTTGATAAAGGTCTTAGCTTCTTAGAAGCCCTCGAAAAAGGTTTGTAATCCGTGGACGATACGCCCTTCGTAAACGATGGGGCAGACACGTCCTTGCGGAAGGCGGTCAGTCTCCTTAACAAGATTGAGGCTAAGACTGGGTCGGCCACCATTACTGGCCCAGTCACGGTCACTAACGAAGTTGAGATTAAAAACGATGCGAACAATCCTCTACCCGTAAGCGACAACAACGGTTCTCTGACCGTTGACGGCACAGTCGAACTTGGCTCAACGAGTCTTGCTGCCCTAGAGAACATCAGCGTCACCTTTCCAGCGACTCAGAATGTAAATGTCACCAATGCTGGGTTAAGTGTTTCGGTATCGAATCTTCCGGCGACTCAGCCCGTCTCGCTTGCCTCAGTTCCTTCGCACCCAGTCACTGGCACGTTTTGGCAAGCTACTCAGCCCGTCTCCCTAGCCTCCGCTCCCGTTACCCCAGTCACTGATAACGGCGGATCATTGACTGTGGATGGGACAGTCACTGTCAACGACATGACCAGCGGGAACGCAAAGACAAAAGTCGTAGATTCAGCCGGAGCTGACGTGTCCTACATTACTGCTGGCACGGCTGGAACTCCGTCTCCAAATGTGCTTACCGTGCAGGGGATTAGTGGCGGAGTTTCTCTGCCTATCTCTGGCACGGTGACGGCGAACCTTTCCGCAACAGACTTTTCTGAGCTTGAAAACATCGCTATAAACACACAGAGTCTTTCCTCCATTGGTGGAACCTACGAATCAGCCGCCACGACAGACACTGGAACGTTTTCAGTCTTAGCATTTATCAAACGTGGAATGCAGAATTGGACAAGCCTTCTTGCAAAAATTCCAGCTCTTGTTTCTGGAAGAATTCCAGTTGATGGGTCTGGTGTAACTCAACCAATCTCGGCTTCTTCGCTCCCACTTCCATCTGGTGCTTCGACTGCGGCTAAACAACCAGCTCTTGGGACTGCTGGAACTCCCTCATCCGACGTAATCACTGTTCAAGGAGCTTCTGCTGGAACAGCTTTAAATACTAAGGAAACTCAGCCTACTGGTGATTACGTTATTAACTCTGGTCCGTTAAGTTTTGTCGCACCTAATAATGTTGTCACCACGACCTCAACTTTCGACGCAGGAGCAAATGCGGATTATGTAGTGCTCTCCGCTAGTTTTGGTGGGCCAAGTGGTGGACATCTAATTGATGTATCAACCGACGGTACTTATTGGCAAAGCGGAACATACAATTCAATCTATTATGATGCGCCAGCATTAAGTTCGACTGATACATATAGTTACAGAGGAGCGACCGGTTCATTGTACGGAGGCACCCAAACCAGCTATTCCGGACGTTATATTATAAACTGCGTCCAGGCTGTTCCTTTTCAGAACTATTCTGCAAGTTTCCGTTATTTTAGAATTACAACAGCGGCTACATACGGTTCGCTTAGGTACAGGTTTACATCTTACAAAAGTATTAAAAACTCGATTACTGGGGCTAACGCCGGATCAATAACAACCGTCAATGGACGTGTTGACGTTGGTTATGTTTCGGCCTTACCAACGCTTAGTGCGACTGTTACTCAAGCAACAGCTACAAACTTAAAGACTCAGGCTGAAAACTACCAAGGGGGGACTGCTGTTGGGTCTGCTAATCCTCTCCAAGTCACTCTTGCAAATACTGCGGCCAACGCAACAGCCGTTAAAGTTGACGGATCTGCCGTAACTCAACCAGTTAGCGGAACCGTTACGATTAATAATTCTCAAGGTGCAACCGTAACTCAGAGCACGTTTACTAGTACAACTGCATCTACTTCCTTGGTTGCAGCGAGTGCAAATAGAAAAACCCTAACGGTTTTCAACGAAGGAGCAGGGATGCTTTACGTTTCAGTCGGAGCAACGTGTACAAGTACCTCTTATCAGGTGAGGCTGTCAGCCGGGGACTACTGGGAGTGTCCGTCCAATCAAACTTCACTGGCTCACACGGCAGTGTTTGCTACATCCGGAAATGCTAGAGTAACAGAAGTGGTTTAATACCTATGCTAGAAAAAGCACCAGTTCGTCCGCCTTTCCCGATGTCTGGGTACAACGCGAGCAATAAACGAACTTATGCTCCCGATGGTTGCTGGGATTACTTTAGTACCGGTGGTGGTGGCACAATCTCATCGGTCCTTGGGCAAATGACACTATTCCCCTTTTACATTAGATATGACGTTCCAGCTAGTGCTCTTGAAATGAAAAGTTCCTATGCAGCAAACGGCTACGGCACAAGCGGAAACTCAAATACTGCGGTTTGGGGGATGTATCGTGTTGGCTCAAGTTTATATGACTCCTCGCTTTATGAATCCGTAACCATTGTCGATAGCACCTCCACATATATGACTCCGACTAAAACGCAGACGATGTCTCTAGCATACCCGAAAGGATGGTATATTGCTTCGATTGTATTTATCGCTGCAACTGCTGGATCTGGGTCAGTAAGTTCAGCTTTTGCAAAGAATGAACCAGTTTTTGGTTCTCTCACCAATTACTCAATTGCTGGCGCAAGTATGGGACACGTTGGGATTACTGGACAAACATCCGGATTACCCTCAAACCTTAACTCCGTAACACTTTCAAATATATATTACCACGCTCCTATATCTCTAAGATACTGATATGCCCACCGTCCTCCCATTAAAGATCCGTAAAGCTCCGACGATTTACGAGGTCGCTACATTTCACGCAGACACGGCTCCCTTTAAAACCGGCAATCGAGCCAAGCTCCGAACATCCCCACGTACTGGAACGTTTTATTCTAGTGCTGGGTCTGGTAAATATGTTGAAAACTGCGGGGCAACAGGTTTTGAGTTTGTGAAGCCCTCAAGTGGCACACCGACGTATAGATATTACCCAAGTATGAATAGGTATAACTGGAATGACGATTTCATTTATGGGACACCCACATACGCCGACTCTGGCCACTCTAACTATGCTTTTTGGCAGTCTGTATCCCCAAATCTCTATTCGTTTCTCAACACTTATCACTCGGGTGGCTTGCCGACCAACAAGCTTATTAGGGTATGGGTATCCTGGGATAAGTACGTTTCCGTATCTCCTAGAGCTTTTGAGTATTTCCCCGAGCTTGATGAGGAACAGTGGCAATATGAGAAGCGTCGAAGTTACTCGTATCTCGCTACATCTCCCGCTGGTGTTTGCTGTCGGTATGCTATCTTTAGTTAGTTCTTTAACAGATTATCGGCCCGTACTGCTTAAATTCGGTGGAACTGTTGGGAGATACCCAAGACAATACCGAGCCAAGGGCGCAACGCTTTGCGTCAAGGTGTAGAGACTACTGGAGGCTTAGGAAGCCTTAATGACCAGCCTGAACAAGCAGGGTGTCTAACGACATCAAGATATAGTCCAATCCACCCGGTGACGGGTCGGTATAAATGCGATTCTCATTTGGGATCGGGTCAAAGCATAGATTAGGTATTGACAGAATTCAAAGTGAGTTACGATTTCTTTAGCTGTTAGGAATTGGCATGGGCGTACTCGCGGGCCGCCACCGCGTTAGCTAAGACCAAAACGAGCGCGGGCAATAAAAGCTCTGGGATGCCGCCAGGGGAACCAAACATAGGAACTGCCATTACCTTCGGCAATGGACTTACAGTTCTTAACTCACTTTTGAAAGGATATTTAATAATATGGCTACGACTTATACAAATATCGAACAGTTGCTGGTTTCTGAAAGTTCCCGCATCGGTGACGATATTTATCGCAAGACAGTTGATACGAGCCCCTGGCTCAAATTGGTGAAACAAGATGCTTGGCCGGATGAGATGGGCGATTCCGTCTCTGTCTTGGTTTACGAGCGTTCGCTCCCTTACAATACTGACGGGTCTGCTAAAGTTAGCTGGTCCTCTACTGTAACGCAAAACGGTGCCGCCTATGGCTCATCGGATTTTGCGAGTGGGACCAACACCCTCAACAATACTGGAAATGACTCGGCCTCGGCCTCGGCATTCCCCACTTCACCCGCCAGCACCATTGACTTCGGTCAGACGCTTCGGACTTACGGGTTGTTCCACGCGGCACTCGAATCCCCGAACATCTCGCTGAACGATCTGCGCTTCCCGATGAAACGGAAAGAACAGCTCGCCAACATCATGCAGATTCTCACCGAATCTACTACTGAAGTCTGGATTCAGCGCTATCGCGATCAGTACATCTCGATCGCCCAGAACAAGTTGGTGGCTACCACAGACACCACCGCCTATACTGGGTTCGATACAACGATTACTGGTGTTCAGCGTAACACGACTGGTTCAACCTCGGCAGCTCAGTCTTCGGCTGGCTTCTTGAACGGAGCTACTCCGCTCGCTGGTGGAACTCAGTTGACCCAAACCATCCTTGATCGGGTGTATATGGATCTTCTCCGTAACGGAGCGGGTGCAAACGCCTACGATCGGAATAACGGAGCCCCTGTGTTCTTGGCGATTATGTCGCCCGAAACCAGTGACTCCCTAATTCGCGCTAACGCGGATATCCGTCAGGACTTCCGTTGGAGCGATCGGGTTAGCGAATTGCTTGCTCCTCTTGGTGTGCAGCGCAGCTACCGCAACTTCCATCACTTGGTTGATGCGTTTGCTCCTCGCTACAAGATCACAAGCAATGCGTTCGTTCGTGTGTACCCCTTCATCAAGGTTGCAAACGATCTTGGTAACGCCCGCCAAGGCTTCAAGTATGAGCTTAACTCTGAATACTTGAACGCTGCGTGGGAAGATACCATCATCTTTGTTCCCGATGTGTTCACGAGCTTGGTTCCCAAGCCCTTGAGCATCGGTAATGGGATGGAGTTCAACGCACAAAACTATCGTGGTGAGTTCACTTGGAGGAACATCCTCGATCGCGAAAAAAATCCAGATGGCACAGTAGGCTACTTCCGGGCTGTATTCAGCAACGGTGGCAAGCCCATCTTCCCCCATCAGGGCTACGTGATCCGTCACTTGCGCAACACCATCGCCTAATTAGAGAAAGGGGAACATTTATATGCCTCTTCCTATCTCTAATAAAACGCTGGATCAAGTTGAAGCAGCCAACATTCGTGCCGCCCTTAACGGCGGCTCGGATTGGGGCACTTCTGGAACCACGATTGCTTCCGTTGGAGCCGCTACGGGTGGTGCTGCCACTACCCTCAGTGCTCTTACGGCTGCTTCTGGAACTGTTAGTGCAACATCAACCCTTGTTGATGTCACGGCTACTCCTACGCAGGCGACCATCAACGCTAACTTTCAGACTTTGGCGACAAAGCTGAATGTTGTGTTGAACCTCCTTCGCAACTTAAACGCCTAAGTTAATAATGGAGGCTCCTAGGGTTCTATCCCCTAGGGGCCTTCACCTTTTCTTATGCTGGCCAATCAAGTCGTAGTTCCGAAAAGCAAACAAGTCGCTGACGAGACTGGCGCACGAGAAGCGCCCGTTTCTAACGACCTTGTAGTTTTTCCGGTTCCCAATGGTTTTGTTCCCCCCGACGGCGTACAACCAGGGCAATCTTTTGAAGTTGTTGCTCGGGTTCAATACACCAAAGGCCAAATGATTCTCGAAGCGATTGAAGGGAATGAAGTTCGTATGGCTTCTACCATCAAGCGAGCAAAGATCCAAAAAGATGCTTCTTTTGAGAATGCAGTTGAGCAGGGGTTAAGCGAAACCGAGACAGGTGGAAGTGCGGGGATGGCTTGATCTGACGGCAGCTATTGCCGAGCAAGCTATTGCGGATCTCGATCTCGCAATATCACCTTGCAAAGCAAAGCGAAAGCCAGATTGGGCGTTTACCCCAGAACACTTCCGTGAGTTCTTTGGGATGACGGAAGACTTGTTTCGGGTATGCGGCTTTCGGCTGAACCCAGAAGCAGTTCGTGATCGGCTAAATAAGAGACTAACAAAACTGGATAAAATACATGCCTCGCAAGGAAATAAACGAAATACTAGTAGAGCTAGCCGCCATTAACGGAAAATTGGACGGTATTGCCGATCTTATTAAGAGGCATGACGACCATCTTTCTGGTCACGACGGCAGGCTCCGACACGTAGAGAAGAATATGAACGTTGCGTTTGGGTGGGCTGGTGCAATTGGGTTTTGTGCTTCCGTCGTAGGTACTTGGTTGTGGGAAAAGCTTGGAGTCAAATAACATCTGTTGCGTCTAGACAAAAGTATGTCAAAATCAGCTATGGGCGCCGTAACGATCCTAGCCTGTCTCATTCTTTCTGGTTGCACCACAGTTTCTAGTAAAGGATTACCTAATTTTTCAACTACTGAGGCAAGGTTGGATGCCGCCTCAGCCGTAGCCAACCCCGAGGCCAAGAAGCACATAGAGGCCGCTAGAGAGCAATTAAAAGCCGCTAAAGAGGCTTGCTATGCCAATACCGAGTCTTTGGAGCAGGCGATTAAGGAAAAGAACGAAGCTGTTAAGGACGCAGTTGTTTGGAAGGAAAAACAAAGGAAGGCTTTAAAGGAACTTTGGATCTACCGAGGTGCTATTATTGCCTTAGTGCTTTGGGTTTTCCGTGGGTTTCTTTTCAGCGGGGCTATGGCAATTGCTCGTAAGTTTGTGGGGATACCCTGGTGATCCATTGGCTTCGTAGCAACTTCCAAGGGCTATTGGCTCTCGGCGTCGCTATCATCGTATTTTTCTTTCTAGGCCCAATCCTTCAGGGTTTCGACACAACCGCTGGGGTCGTTGACTTGGGTTCGCTCCACGTCCTCGCATTTGGAGCTGTACGATTCCTTTTCTGCACATTCTTAAGTTGGTCGGTGCTTCAGATGGATTGGAAAATCCTTGATCGTTATGTCGATAAAGGAGTGCTCAAGGACGACTGGAAAGAAGCTTGTCCCAAGACAAGGCTGACAATCTTCTCGTTTGTTTTTGGGATCCTCCTGATCGCAGCAATTATTTCATGCAAATAATATATGTTGCGCTTTTTATTGCGTTTCTTTCCGACTCTTTGGCTAGCCCAGGAGTTGAGGCGTCGCGGGTTCTCGTCATTGAACAAGCCCGCAAAAGTATCGGTATTCGGGAAAAATCGGGACGCAACGACGGGCCCGTGGTGGACGAGATCCTTGCATCCGTAAACCTTGAAGGCACCAAAGCGCCGTGGTGCGCCGCATTCATCGTGTGGGTTGGTGACAAAGCCTTTGGGTCAACGTTACTCAATCCCTACCCTCGATCGGCTTGGAGCCCGATATTTCTCACGAAACCAACCTGGGATAGACAGAGGAAGGGAACCCCACTCAAGGCCGCCGATGTCTTTGGAATCTGGTTCAACTCGATGGGTCGCGTGGCGCACGTTGGCTTTGTGGAGAAAAACGAGGGGGATTGGCTCGTGACGATTGAGGGCAATACAAATGGTGGCGGGAGCCGGGACGGGGACGGCGTTTACAGGCGAAGACGTCTAGCTGCAAATGTCCTAGGCAGAGGGTGGCTATGAGCCTTCGGATTGGGGCAATCGGCGTTCAGAAAGTAGCCGCAAAGCTTCTCGAACAAGGCTTTCTTGTCAGTACTCCCATAATCGACGATGGGTACGATCTAATTACTGATTGGAAGGGGAAGCTGTGCCGAGTTCAGGTTAAAAGCACGATGGGCGCATCGGATGCACACGCTCGCAATAAAATGAAGTTCTTAGCTGTTCGCGGAGCTGGTTATGGGTATGGAGCGTATTTGAAGATCAATAAAGAGAAGATGAAATACAAACCAAACGTATGTGATGCGTTTGTGTTTTACCATATTCCGCAAGACGCTGTCTTTGCTGTCCCCAGCAACAAGCTCCCAAAAACTAAATCGATTTACTTCTCACCCAATTCCTCTTGGAGAGACAACTGGGCTGTCTTGCGAAATTTTAGGAAAGGCTAGAATTTGTTTATGGCCAACGAATCTGATTTAACCCTATTTGATGGTCAGTATAATTGGACTAGGGGGATGGATTCGTCGTTAGCCCCTCAAATAGCTGACCCAAATTCCGTAAGACTTGGGATTAATGTGACTTTTCGTGGCGGGCGCGCAAAGACTAGACCCGGCTTTCAGCAAATCTTTTTGACCGACGATCCCGATTACCCCGGAAGTCTTGCCCTTTATTCTACTGGCCGAGATGCCCAAAACGCAAAAACTGGTAACTATTTCCAAGGAGCTTTCTTTTACGTCAACAAAACAGATCCTAACAAATCGTGCTTAATCGTTTGCTCGGGAGGATATGTGTTTAGAATACGCCCAGTTGAGGGATATGTAGCTCGGTTACCCGTTTCGGAGTACTCGGTCATCGACAACGCAGGGACATTTCGTTGGGACTCCACAAGAAGGGTTTACTATTGCCAAGCGGAAAAATACCTAATCATCCAAAACGGGCTCGATAAGCCCTTGATATTTGACGGAGAGGTAGTTTACCAGGTTGGCGTAGGATCACTTGATACTATCGGGAATATTGCATCCGTGCCTGTTGGAACCTTTATGACTTACGGGCAGGGGAGACTCTTTGTGGTTAACCCAGAAAAAGATAGTTTTACGGCTGGCGATATTGTTTACGGGGGGTCAACAAACCAAGTTGCGTTAAACTTTTCCAGTATCGGGGCTACGGCGATCCTACAAACTGTAGCGAACCACGGCTTTGCAGATAATTCTGTTGTTACAATTTCTGGCCACAGCTCTTCGCCTGATATCAATGGTACTTGGCGCATTACCCTTTTAAGCGCAAACACCTTCTCTATTCCAGTTGGGCTTTCAACAAGGGGTACAGGAGGGTTTGCCTCAGTTGCGCTTACAGGCAGAGATTCAGATTTACTTAGGTTTACTGAAACAACGTATTTAAATGAAGGTGGTAGTTTTCAAATCCCATCTCAGATGGGGAGCATCCGAGGAATGATCTTTCAGCCAATCTCCGATACGGCTACTGGGCAAGGCGACCTTTTGGTGTTTGGGGAAAAGGGAGCAGTTTCTTTTGCCGTAGCAAACCCTAGAGATGACTGGAAAAACCTTTCTGGCTTTATGCGGGTTGCTCTCGACAACATCGGCCTTGTTGCGGATCGATCGCTTGTAACGATCAACAACGATATTTTCTTCAGAAGCCTCGACGGTCTAAGAAGCTATCGCCACGCAAGAGCTCAAATTGAAGGTTATAATACTACTCCCCTTAGCTCAGAGATGGACTCGGTTATGGATTACGACACCGAAGGTCTCCTTGGCGATAGCTCGGCTGTTTATTTTGATAATCGACTTTTATATACTGTAAGTCCCCGCGAAAATTACGACAACATCGAGGACGAGCCGATTAAGTTAAGACCCATTTCCCATCGCGGCTTGGGGGTACTAGATTTTAACTCGATGGGAAGCTCAGGAAATAAGCGACCCGCTATTTTTGATGGTGTGTGGACAGGTGTCGATACCCTTCAACTTGTAACTGGGGTCACTCGAAGGCTTCCAAGATGTTTCGTTTTTGCTTATGACACCGACTCTAACAGCAATTTGCTTTGGGAGAATTATCCTTGGGCTCTATTTGATTTTCCACTTGGAGCCTCTAGCCGGAAGATTCCGTGTGCAATTGAGACGAGATCTTTCGACTTCAAAACCCCCTTTAACTTAAAGAAACTAACCCGAGGGGATCTTTGGATTGCGGAGTTATCTGGGGACACTCTTGTTAACGCTTATTGGAGACCAGACGAAAACCCTTGTTGGTTTAATTGGCATACCTTTAATACGTGTGCCGAAACTGAAACTTGTCTTACTGGGATTGCCAACACTTCCGCAGTTTCTGGGATAAGTGTTGTTTCGTTTTCTGGCCGTACCCAAGAGTTGGCCACAACCTGGAAGATATCGTTTACCGATCCTTCTACTCAATTCTATGTTCGCCTAGGGAACACCCGAACTTCGTTTCTTGAGTTAAACACTACAAACCAAACTTGGGCAACAACTACCGCCGACACGCTTCGAACAGCTATGCAAAGCGCAGGGATGCCAGTAACAAGTGTAGTCAGGGAAAATAACGACTTCACGATTGTCTTCTCAGAATCAGTTGAAGCACCAATAGCAATTCCAGCTCCGTCGACCTGCCAGTTGTACCAACCCGCTAATGTACGGGACCAATACCGATCTCAAATTCGCCTGCCCACCCCATCCAACGAATGTGTTACTGCAAACAATACTTTGGCTAAAGTTGGCCACACCTTTCAATTCCGTTTTGAGTGGGAAGGGCAATTCGCAATTTCAAAGGTTATGTTTACTGCTTCGAGGCTTATCGAGCAGGTTGGAGGATCTTGCCCATGAGCGAGGAGTGCCAAGCACTTGAATGCGGATGCTTCCAAGGCGTCTTCTCGGATATTGTATTTGGTGTCGTAGAAGTCCGAGATTATTTAGCTGACGAAAACAATATCCCATTTGTTATCGAGAACCCCGAACAATCAGGGTTTCAGACTATTGATGGCGAATATCTGGAGCTAAACTAATGTCTACCCGCATCAGCAGCCTTACTACAGAGGCAAACCCACAGACAAACATTCTCCTGCCTTGTTTGGTATCTGGAGTTACACGGAAGGTTACGCTAAACTCAGTTCTTAATTCCGTTACTGGTGGAACAGTAATAGCTGCGAATGTAACTGGTGGTTCTGGTATATCGGTTGCAATCGAGGGGACTGGGGATGCAAAGAGTTTAACTGTTTCCTTTAATGTGCCCGGGGTAATTGTTCCTTTCGCTGGGGGAGCCACAACCGAACCTTCGGGTTGGCTTTTCTGCAACGGACAAGCAATTTCTAGATCCGACTACTCCTCTTTGTTTGGCGTGGTCGGCACTACCTATGGTAGCGGAAACGGCACAACTACATTCAACATCCCAGACCTACGTGGACGAATTCCATTTGGCGTTGCCGCAAATTCTTCAACAGCAAGTCCTTTAAATGGAGCAACCTTTGGTTCTGGAAACTTTCACACCTTAGCCTCTTCAGGCGGACAAGAAAACCATCTAATAACCGCCGCCCAAACTCCAGTTAAAGATCATACTCATTCTGCCTCTGGTTCGATGACTGTGTTCGGTGACTACTCCGATACCCAAAATTGGGATGACCCAAATGTTGGCCCACCAGAAAACTATTCAGATTATGGAAACTTGGGTGAAATTGCTCCCGGCACTCAAAAAACTATATCCTCTACTGCCAGTTCTTCTGCTCTCGCCCCTGTTGCAGCCGCCCTACCGCATTCAAATATTCCCCCAGTAATAGTTCTAAGTTACCTAATAAAGACATAATTATGCCAAACTTTAAAGTGACCAACTTAACAACTGCAAATGCTGTTGCAGAGGATTCTGTTTTACCTTGTCTCCAGAACGGAGTCACAAAACAAATATCTGTTCTTCAGATTAAAAACTTCTTTGACGATGGAACAGTAACTCAAATATCGTCAGGGGAGGCTATACGTTGTGACCCAAACCCAATTACGGTCAGTGGTACTATATCGTTCTCAAGCCCCGGCTTAATGTCGCTTTATGCTGGCTCATCTGACCCTAGTGGTTGGCTTATTTGTGATGGTAGGTCTTTGGCTGTTTCGCAGTACTCAGACTTATTTAGCTCTATTGGTTATACTTATGGCGGCTCGGGAGCCAATTTTAACATACCCAACTTAGTTGGACGCTCTGTTTTTGGCTTAGACAACATGGAACTAGGCGCAGCTGGTAGGGTTACGGTTGCTGGCTCTTCCACGCTTGGGCAGACCGCTGGTAGCAGGCAACACACACTTTCAGCCGATCAAACACCGCTTGTGAGCCATACGCATTCATTCTCGGGGAGCTTTAACTTCAACGCAGACCCAAAAAGGACTGGTAATAATTCTAGCCATGCGACGGGATTCCCACGATCTAGCTTTAATACTAGCAGTGGAGGAGCCAACACGTCTTTAACCTTAAGCATTAACACTTCATCTTCAGCTACAGGAGCAAATGCGCCAGAGGCGCACCCAAACCTACCGCCCTTCTTGCTCTTAAACTGGATTATAAAAATATGAATATATCTTATTTACCCGAAGTCGTTAGCCCAACAGGCGATCTGACCATCCCAGTAGTCTCGCAAGGACAATCTAAAAAAGTATTACTTAGTACCCTAGGGACTACTTTTTCTGGCTCTGGAAACGTTTCAAGGGTTGTTTCGGGTAACAATATTATGTTAAACCCGTCCACAATTACAAAAACAGGGGTTGCTAACTTCTATTTTCCAGGCTCTCTTTATCCTCTCCCAAGCACAAACATCCCGGCTGGTTGGCTTCTTTGCCAAGGTCAGGAAGTTTCTCGGGTGGCTTATAAGAACTTATTTGATGTCATTGGTGTAAGTTATGGGCCGGGAGACAATCGAATCACCTTCAATTTACCCGATCTACGAGGTCGAACCATTGTCGGGCTTGAAACTATGGGTGGCTCCGTTTCCTCGGGGCGTTTAACTAATTCTAGACCTGGCAACCTAGATGCGTCTGTTCGAGGCAACACAGGCGGGAATCAATCCCATACCCTTATAAGCCAAGAGGTCGGCTTACAATCTCACAACCATACTCATAGCCTAACTGCAAGTTTTGGAGGGGATGTGGAGAGGGGTAATACGGGAAATGGTGGGGATGGGGGTGAATCTGGTCGCTTCCCCCCTGGTTCGAGCCTAGGCAGTTCGCGTGCAGTAACCCTAAACTACTCTTTTACAAATAACGCAGCTTCGAACTCCTCAGCAACAAGTCATCCAAATCTCCCACCCCTTGTCTTTTTAAATTGGGTGATAAAGTTCTGATATGGCTCTAATTTCTGGCTCGCTTCCTCCTCAAACCTGTTACGGAACGCCCCAGCAACTATTGGATTTGTTTGCGCAATATCTCTCGCCACCCACGCAAAATGTAGTTTTAGAAGGTACGCTTACCTATGATTTTCCAGTTAACCCAAACTCGACTGTTGGGAGCAACAGCACGGCAACCTTAAGTGTGGCTGGGGCAAGCGTGGGAGACCCTGTTTTGGTGGGACTACCTTCAAGCCCTACGTCGGGCGTTGTGTTTGATGCTTATGTGGCTTCCCCCAACAGCGTAACAGTAAGATGTAACTACCTAACCACAACCGCCAACCCAGGATCACAAACCTTTAAGATCAAGGTTTTCAAGGTTTCCTAAATGCCGCTCACCCTTCTTGAAGCCAAGGCGGCGCTTTCACCTTTTGTCGATAATGGCGTTTGCCCAACTGATTCTCGAGTTGTAGCCAGAATTAACGAGGCACAGCGAAGACTACATAGTCTTCGTGCTTGGCTTGGCGTTCTCGCAAGGTATTCCGTCACCGTCGTTAATAATCAGTTTACCCTCCCGCCAGCTACCTCAAACATCACTACTCCCGCTGGTTTTGGTCTTGAGAGTGCAATGCGAGTTTCCTCGACAACTTCTGCGGAAGGTTTTCTGACCAACGGGATTCAAGCATACTTAACCGACACCACAGACGTCCTACCCCTAAACTTTGTCCCGTCATCAAGCGATTTTCGAACCTACTCAATTGAGGGTCAGGCTCCAGCTCGAGTCGAGATTACTGGTAAATTAAACTTTGTAGCGGCCGCTTCGGATACTGACCTTCTGATTATTGACGACGTGGATGCCCTCAAGCTTATGATTTTGGCTCTGTACCGCGAGGAGAACAATCAACTTGAATTAGCCCAAGCTCTCGAAAATAAAGCAGTCGAACGTTTAACTTCTAAAACAGATCAAGCTCTAGAATCTGCGAGGAGGATTAATTTCCAAACCAAACGAGCCAGCACGATCCCAAACAGCCTGGGAGATATGCGAGCCAAGCTTGCTTTAGACTTAAACCTAGGGATTAGAACTTCCGACGCTGAAATGGTTGAATTACTCAATACTGCGGAGGAAGCCTTGTTCGCCAGAGGGTGCTGGTATGGGACGATTGAGACCTACCGAGTCAACGTCACCAACACCAATGAGATTCTTTTGCCCACCCAAATTGGGACTGTGCTTGGGATTACTATGGGAGGATCTTCCGTTTCCGTATTTGATCGAAGATATGATTTCCATGAAAACGGTCCTGGTTACCAAGAAAAAGATACCTCGGGTTATGATATGCTTATCGATCGAGGTGAAGTCTATGTAAACAATGAGTGGAAGCGGCGTTATTTTATCCGAGATTCAAAAGCTGTTGAATGCGTGAACATCTTGGCCAAGAAAAGGTGGTTACCTAAGTATCGAGATAGCGAAAAGATGGATATACGGAACTACCCCGCGATCAAAGAAATGGTGCAGGCTCTAAAAAGCCAAGAGCCAGAAAAAGTCGTTTTCTACGAAAACAAAGCAATCGCGTTATTGCAAAAAGAACTTTCAGAGATGCGAGGAGGAGCCAAGGGACACATTCAAGTGCAAATGAAGAACTTTGCATTGAGCGAAATCCCTTCCTTAATGTAATGGCCTTTCAAGTTACACCCGTTTGCGACGAGATTGCGCCGACGTTAACAACGTTGTGTGAAGACGTAGCCTCTACGGCTGTAGCTTTGTGTGCGTCGCTTAACTCTTGGCAGAGCTACACGCTTATCCCTGGCGAGAAATGGAACAATGTTTACCTTATGTGGAACTTTGCCGAATGAGTACGCTCTTTGATCGCACGATTGCCGAGAGCTATAAAGAGCTCTTAAAGACGGCCTCAACCGACGGCGTAAACTCGTCTCTAACGATTGTCGAGGATGGGGACGCAACAGCTTCAGCCCTCCAGATTTCAACGACAACAGTCAAGTCTTCTGGAAGTCTCGAGGTTGTAGGTCCCGCAACTCTTGCTTCAACTCTCTCGGTTACTGGCGCCTCCACGCTTACTGGAAATGTCTCAATGGGTGGGGATCTGACAGTTGCTGGAAATGCTGTTATCCAGGGGACTCTGACGGCTAATGGTGGAACTTTGACACTTGGTGACGCAGACACGGACAACGTTGTTTTTAACGCTGACATCAACTCTCACATTCTCCCCAATACGGATAACACGTACGACCTAGGCTCTGCCGCCAAGAGCTGGAGAAACCTCCACATCGACGGCACAGCTACACTTAACAATCTCTCAATTACTGGTTCTCAGACTGTGTCCGCAACAACCCAGTCAACGGACAAGGACACAGGCGCTCTAGTGATCGAGGGAGGTGTTGGGATTGAGAAGAACGCCAACATTGGCGGAACCCTTGGGGTCACTGGGTCAACCACGCTTTCCAATACTTTGGGGGTTTCGGGAGCCACCACACTTTCCTCCACACTCGGCGTCTCCGATACGATTTCCGCAACTAAAGCTACTGGGACAGGACTGGCCGTCACCAGCAACGCGACTATCGGGGGAACCCTCGGGGTTACTGGTGCTTCAACTCTCACGGGGAACGCCTCGCTCGGCGGAACCTTGGGGGTCACCGGGGATGTTGCAGTCAACACCAACAAGTTCGTCGTAACGGCCGCCAGCGGAAACACTTCAGTCGCTGGCACTCTCGGGGTTACCAACGCGACAACGCTTTCCAGCACACTCGGTGTAACGGGTAACACCACCCTAACAGGAAACCTTACGGCTAACGCCAACACGACCCTAGGTGACGCAAACACCGATACGGTTACCTTCAACGCCAGAGCCGCCTCCAATCTTGTTCCCGCAACCGATGACACCCACGACCTAGGTTCTTCAACTTTGGAGTGGAAAGATCTTTACGTCGACGGCACGGCAAAAGTCGACACCTTAACTGTGGACGAGAATGCAACAGTTGCTGGAAACCTAACAGTTACTGGCGATCTGACGATCAATGGTGCGACGACCAACATCAACACGACAAACCTTGTGGTTGAGGACAAAAACGTAATTCTCGGGGACGTCGCCACACCGACCAACACCACAGCCGACGGCGGCGGGATCACTCTTAAGGGAACAACCGACAAGACCCTCAACTGGGTCAACGCCACCAATGCCTGGACATCGAGCGAAGATTTCAACCTAGTTTCGGGGAAGGTATACGAGATCAACGGAACTTCGGTTCTTTCTGCAACTTCGCTCGGTAGCGGAGTTACTGGTTCGTCGCTGACCAGCGTTGGAGCCATCGGGACGGGAACGTGGCAGGGAACAATTGTCGACCCGACCTACGGCGGAACTGGGGTCAACAACGCTGGGAAGACTGTCACCTTAGGCGGAAGCTTAACGACAAGCGGAGCTCACACGACCACCTTGACTACGACTGGCAACACCAGCGTAACCCTCCCAACCACGGGAACCTTAGCCACCCTAGCCGGAACCGAAACGCTCACCAACAAATCGATCAACCTCGCTAACAACACCCTGACGGCTACGTCCTCTCAGATTGCCTCTGCCGTCACAGATGAAACTGGAAGCGGAAGCCTAGTATTTGCAAACTCCCCAACGCTCACGACTCCAAATATTTCTTCAATCGTTAACACGGGAACTTTGTCGCTACCTACAAGCACCGACACTTTGGTTGGGAGAGCGACGACCGACACGCTAACCAACAAGACAATTAATCTTTCCAGCAACACCCTCTTGGCTACTTCGGCTCAACTAGCGACTGCTATATCTGACGAGACTGGAACCGGGTCACTGGTATTTGCAAATAGCCCAACCCTAGTTACCCCAACCCTTGGGGCAGCGAGTGCGACGTCGCTCTCTTTGACCAACGCTTTATCAGTAGCCAACGGAGGAACTGGGCGCACAACTGCTGGTCCAGCAAATACATTTGTTGGGGTTAATTCCGACGGCACAGCCTTCGAAAATAAGACACTAACCTCAGGCACTGGGATTAGTATCTCCGACGTTGCTGGGACTGTCACAATTACAAATACTGGGGGCGGGGGAAGTGGAGGAGGGGGGTCAGCAAGTGGAGCTGTTGCGATCTATCGCTACAACGCTACCGCTGGGCAAACAGTATTCAGCGGAGCTGACACCTCAACGCCTTCAACAAGCCTTGTCTATACGCCAAAGTATCTAAGCGTTTATCTGAACGGAGTGAAACTTGACGATTCCGACTTCACGGCCACCAACGGAACTTCAATCACTCTTAGTGTGGCTTGCGCCGTTAACGACGACGTTGACATAGTTGCTTTTGGTGCTGTTCCGCAACTGGCTAGCCCCGGCCTAGCTAATTACGTTGTTGGGACAAACTCGGGCGGAACCTCTTTGGAATATAAACAGATTGTGGCTGGGAATGGTGTGTCAATTGCTCAAGGGGTTGGCTCTTTAACTATTTCTGCTTCTGGAGCTAGCCCGATATCAGCAGCTTTGGCCTCCTTTCGATATATCGCAAGCGCGAACCAAACTCTCTTTACAGGCGTCGACACCAACGGCAATCCCTTACTCTTCACCCCTGGGTTTATTTACGTCTTTATAAACGGAATTCTGTTGGCTCCTACATTGGATTACACAACCACAGGATCTGGAACAATTACGCTAGTCAGCGGATGCTCGGCATCTGACTTTGTGGACATCCTAGCCTTTGGGCAGGTCACGACTATTGGGATAGCTGACAACTCTGTGACCTATGCTAAATTAGATTCCACAGCAAAAGGAACACTAACAGGAAAATCAATCGCAATGACTATTGTATTTGGAGGATAATTCTATGGCAGCACCCAACATCGTAAATGTAGCAACGATTACTGGCAAAACAGCAGTCCAGGCTATCACAACTTCTGCAACCGCTATCGTTACAAACACGTCTGGAAGTAACAAGGTATTCAAAATAAATGCTCTCTACGTTAGCAACATAGACGGTGTAAATAGTGCTACTGCAAATGTAGACATATTTAGATCATCCGTAGCCTATCGGATTGCCAACACGATTACTGTTCCAGCCGACGCAACATTAGATGTCGTCACTAAGGCAATCTATTTAGAGGAAGGAGACAGCCTTCGCCTTACGGCGAGTGCTTCAAGCAGGCTTGAAGCCGTCTGTTCTTACGAGGAAATTTCCTAATGGCTAATTGGAATGGGGGTGTTCTTGGCGTTGCCAATAACCCTACCCAACTGCTTGCTTCTGGGCGGTGGAGTCTGCCAGAAGTGTTTGTAGCTAATCTGAATGGGAATTGGCCATCTATGGCTCCTCCATCGGTTGAGTACCTTGTGATTGCTGGGGGTGGTGGCGGTGGATCTGGATACGGTGGTGGCGGAGGTGGGGCTGGTGGTTATAGAGCATCCACCTTGTCGGTTAGCGGTGGGGTCAACTATACGATTACGGTGGGGGCAGGGGCTGGTGGCGCACCAGCTAATGTTGCTCCAGACGGGTCTCCTTCTGTTTTCAGTACGATTACTTCAGCTGGGGGTGGTGGTGGTGGTGGCTATAGCGCTGTTCCTGGGGGAAGCGGAGGTTCTGGCGGTGGCGGCGGGTCTCACGATTGTTTCGGTGGCTCAAGTGGATGTACAGTAGCGGGGGGTTCTGGGAACACGCCTGCTACTTCACCAAGCCAGGGGAACAATGGCGGTCTTGGCGGCAGAAGCGGAAGCCCTCTTGGAGGAGGTGGCGGAGGAGGTAGCGGCGGCGTTGGTGGAAACTATGTTGCCCACCAAGGAGGCGCTGGCGGTGCTGGGACACCTTCTTCGATTACTGGGACGAGTGTTACTCGTGCTGGCGGTGGTGGAGGTGGTGGTGGAGTTGGGGCAACGGGTAATTCGGGAGGAAGCGGAGGGGGTGGCAACGGATCAAGTGCGTCTACCGGCACTGGCGGTGACGCAACAATAAACACGGGTAGCGGTGGTGGCGGGGGCGGACAACTTGGTGGAGGAACTGGTGGGTCTGGGGCAAAAGGGGTAGTGATTATTCGCCACTCTGACGCATTCCCAGCGGCCACAACTACTGGAAGCCCGACGCTAACAACCGCTGGTGGGTTCAGAATCTACACCTTTAACGATTCGGGAACCATTCTCTGGTAATTTTATGGCGTACTTTGCACAGCTAAATTCAGATAACTTAGTCCAACAAGTAATTTCAGTAAACAACTCTGTTGTAAACGAGCCAGACTACGCATTCCCACAAACGGAACCATTCGGCCAGGTGTTTATAAATCAAACCCTCAAGATTCCCGGAACTTGGAAACAAACATCTTTTAACAAATCGTTCCGCAAAAACTATGCTGGCATCGGTTACACATACGATTCAGCTAGGGATGCCTTCATCCCACCTAAACCTTTCCCAAGCTGGATTCTTAACGAGGAGACGTGCTTGTGGGAATCTCCAATCCCATACCCCCAAGATGGTGGGGGACACATCTGGGATGAAGAGAGCAAAACCTGGGTAGTCACCCCATTGACTAACTAAAAGTAAGGATAACATAGACCCATGAGCAAAGCTCGCGACCTTTCTAAACTTCTAACAGATGGCCTAAGTTCGGTTCTAGCCGATAACAGCATTGGCCTCCCAAAACTTTCCAATATCACAACCGATCGGCTTGTTGGTCGAGATAGTGCTGGTACTGGAGCTATCGAGCAAATCTCAGTATCTGGCGGACTTGAATTCACGGATGCTACAGGCCTTCGCACTACTGCCTTTACTGGGGATGTGACAAAAGCCGCTGCCGGGACAGTTCTTACGATTGCCACCGATGCAGTCACCACAGCCAAAATCCTTAACGGAAACGTCACCGCCGCAAAGGTTAACACGAGTGAAGTAGCCGTTCTTGGAGCTGCTCAACAGTACACTCGCACACACAACTTCACGGCAACTCCCTTAACGTTTGCATCTACGGTTGCTTGGGATCTGTCTTTGGCTCAAGTAGCTGTTCTCACTTTGACTGGACCCGCGACGATGGGAACTCCAAGCGCCATTGCCGCTGGCGCGGTGTACATCTTGATTGTCAAACAAGACGCAGGTGGGGGGAAAACGCTATCATTCCCGTTCGGGTCTACTGGTGTCACAGGATATCGGTTCGCTGGAGCCACTACTTCATCTGGCGCACCAACGCTCAGCACTGGTGGCGGCAAGATCGACGTCATTACCTTTGTTGCAAACACTCACACCGACGGAACAACACACCTTTACGGCGTATCGTCGTTGAACTACGCGTAAGGTATGTCTTGGCCAGTTCTCCCGCTTGGTCTGCTCGGTAGCCAAGCGTCTACTAGCGACAACGATACCTATCAGGTAAGCCGTAGCTTGCGTTTTAATGTTTCTGACTCAACGTATTTAAGTCGCACTCCAGCCAGTTCTGGAAATCGCAAGACTTGGACATTTAGTGCTTGGGTGAAGAGATCAACAATTGGGTCAGCCCAAGCTAATTATATTCTTGGTAGTGCTCAGGCTCCATCTGGAACTAATGGTGTATATTTCGGGTTTGGCTCTGATACATTGTTCTTTGGGGACTACGCAACAAGTGGGTGGGATTGGTATCTCCAATCATCAAGTCTATTTAGAGATACCTCAGCTTGGTATCATGTGGTTGCTCAATACGACTCAACTCAAGCCACGGCATCCGAGAGAGCGAAGCTATATGTTAACGGAGTTAGGCTAACCGCATTTGATGGAGCAAGCACCTACCCAGGCCCTAGTGCTGATAGCAGATTTAATCAAGCATCTGTTGGAATGGCTATTGGAAGACTTGGGACGTATGATGGTAATTACTTTAACGGTTATATAGCAGAAGTTCAATTCATCGACGGACAAGCTCTCACCCCATCGTCCTTCGGAGAAACCGACGCAACAACTGGAAGATGGAAAGCCAAAGCTTTTACCGGGACATATGGAGTAAATGGGTTTTATCTTCCGTTCTCCAACACAACTACTGGGTCGAATAGCGTTTTATTTAGTGAGGATTTTAGTGCGGCGATGTACCCGAAGGACGCCTCTAGTGTCACAACTAATACAACTACTGCACCAAATGGGGCAACTACTGCTGATACCTTTACTGAAAACTCAGCAACGGCAACTCATCGTTTTTATTTTAATAACTTAACTTACACTAACGGGGTTACCTTTACTTCTTCAATTTACGTAAAAGCCAATACTCGATCGGCAGTAGCTCTTGAGAATTGGAATGGGACAGTCGCAAACTATTGTTTTGCGGATCTTTCTAATGGAACTATTATTTCGGGGTCTCATGCTTCAGCCGCGATTACCTCTGTCGGAAACGGATGGTACAGAATCTCCGTATCAAATGTAGGGACTGGTGCTGCGGCGTGTGGGAGTGCGTTTTATATCATGAACAACGCTATTGCTGGATCTCTTAGCTATACTGGAAATGGTACTGGTTCTATTTTTATTTGGGGTCTGCAAACGGAAGCATCTTCAACAGTTGGGCCGTACTTTGCGACAAATGGTACTGCGATTGGGTCTACTTTGCTACTCGGCGCAGACGCCTCAGTTTCAACGGGTGGCTACAACAACTGGGTAGCAAATAACCTCTCCGTAACCCCCGGAACTGGTAACGACAGCCTTGTAGATTCACCGACAAATTTCGGGTCTATCTCAACGACTCTTGTGGATGATACTTACCAGATCAGTAAAAGTCTTAGGTTTAACTCGGCTGATTCCGCCTTTTTAACTAGAACACCTTCGGTTGCTAGTAACCGCACGACTTGGACGTGGAGTGGGTGGGTTAAACGGAGTAGCCTTGGCGGCGCGCATATATTGATGGAAGGTGGGAGTCAGGGGACTACTGATTCGGCTTTTTATTTTGATAGCAATAACAATCTTGATTTCTTCAATAGAATAACAACATCGGTTTTGGGCAGGCGAATAACTAGCCAAGTATTTAGGGACATTGGCTCATGGTTTCATTTAGTTGTAGTTTGGGATTCAGCCAACGCAACAGCCTCAGAAAGAATAAGGATTTACGTCAACGGCTCACAAATAACATCGTTTTCTTCACAAACAAATCCAGGCCCAAGCGAACTCTCATCGATTAATAACACCGTCCTGCAAAAAATAGGCGCAACAGGAGCTTCAACCCCGACTGGAGGATATTTTGGAGGCTATCTAGCAGAAGTTCACTTCGTCGACGGACAAGCCTTAACCCCATCCAGCTTTGGAACTCGTGACGTCAACACCTACCTCTGGAAACCCAAGGCTTATACTGGGACTTACGGAACGAATGGGTTCTATTTACCTTTTACAAATCAAGGAACCACGCAAAATCTTTTGACACATTCAGAGGACTTTTCTAATGCAGCGTGGACAAAGCATCAATCAACTGTAACAGTAAATGCAGCTGTAGCACCAAACGGAACAACAACTGCCGATAAGCTAATTGAAACAGCCACGGTAGGAGATCATCAACTCAATCGAGCGTATACAGCTGTTGATAACACTACCTATACTCTTTCTGCTTACGCTAAAGCTGGCGAGCGTACTGTCTTCCGCTTATACCTACAAAATAAAGCTGGAACATATAACTTTTCAGACTTTGATGTAGTTACTGGAACTATTCCACTTACGTCAGGTGTCGTTCCTGCGATTTCTGCTGTTGGTGATGGGTGGTATCGTTGCTCGGTGACTGCCAACGCGGGAACTGGAGCTTTTGCTTCCCCTCTGGCGATTTTATCATACGGAACAGGAACTGCTGGAAGTGGTACAAACGGACTTTTTGTTTGGGGCGCGCAACTTGAGGCAAGCTCCTCAACTGGACCCTATATGGTTACGGGGGCATCTGCTCAGACTTCAACACTTGCTATTGGCGCAGATGCCTCTGTTTCAACGGGGGGTTACAATAACTGGGTAGCAAATAACCTCTCCGTCGAGGCTGGGGTTGGGAACGATAGCCTAGTTGATTCTCCAACCTACTATGGAACAGATAACGGAGCTGGGGGTGAGGCGAGGGGGGATTATTGTACGCTAGATCCTCTTTCAATAACAGGCGGTACCTTTACGAATGGAAATCTACGGTATGCCGGTCCGGGTGACTGGAGAAGAACAAACAGCACGATGAGCATGTCTGCTGGAAAATGGTATTTTGAAGTTACTCTTGCTAATGCTCCATATCCAGGAAGAACTGCCAGTACTGCTTACAACGCGTTTGGTCTTAGCCCTTCAAATGTAACAAACTCATCAATAGGCCCCGGTTCAGTAACCGACGCCTTGGTGCTTTTTGATAGCGGGTTTTTCAAGAACTTTGCTGGAGCCACCACGGATGGAGGAACTGCTTTTCTAGCGGGGGATGTGCTTTCAGTTTCGGTCGATCTTGACGCGAACACGTTTGTTTTTCGAAGAAACAATGTACAAATCACCAGTGGGACAATTGGGGGTACACCTGGGAGAAGTCTTACGCCTTGTATCCTAAGCTATTCGAATGAGTACGGCGTAATGGATGTGAACTTCGGCCAACGCCCCTTCATCCACGCTGCACCCTCCGGCTTTAAGGCATTACGGGACTACAACAAACTACCCGTGCCTACCGGGGGAGAGGTGCGGGGGAATTATGCGACGCTAAATCCATTGGATTTTTCTTGCCCAGGGACGATCAGCAATGGAAATCTTCAGTATGTTCAATCTACCCTTAATCCAAGGGGCGGAAGGTCAACAATGGCCGTTAGTTCTGGGAAATGGTATTGGGAGGTGACAAATAACGGAGGTAATAATTGCCCTGGAATTATTAGAGATATTGGAGCTCTCACGTCATACATAGGATCAAACGCAGATGGGTGGGGTTATTTTATTGACGGGCAAAAATACAATAACGGCACTGGGACAAATTATGGGGCATCCTACACGACAAATGATGTTATAGGCATTGCACTAAATATGGATGCGGGGACTCTTGTCTTTTACAAAAACGGAGTTTCGCAGGGGACAGCATTTAGCGGTCTTTCTGGAACTATGTCTCCAGCATTTTCTTCGTCCAATGGGTCTGCCGTTTCTTTTACTGTAAACTTCGGCCAACGCCCCTGGGCTTACGATGCCCCATTTGGTTTCAAGCCTCTCTGCACCACGTTACTACCTCAACCGACCATCCAGAAGTCGAGCACGGCGATGGATGTGGTTACTTATACTGGTAATAGTGGAACGCAGACAATCAGCAGTCTTGGCTTTAGCCCCGATCTAGTGTGGTTAAAACGCCGAAACCTAGCAGATAGTAATGGACTCTTTGATTCTGTTCGCGGGGCTGGATGGCGGCTTCAATCAAACGACACTACTGCTGAAGTCTTGCGTACCGATGTTTTGACATCCTTCGACTCAAACGGATTCTCAATTACAGGAAGTGACACTCAGTCAAACTTTCTTAACAGCACCTATGTTGCTTGGGCATGGGACGCAGGCTCATCTAGCGCAACTAACACATCTGGATCTATAACCAGCACAGTTAGGGCAAATCCAATAGCTGGGGTTAGTGTGGTTACTTATGCTGGGAATAGTACAGGTGGCGCCACCATCGGACACGGTTTAGGTGCTTCCCCTAAGTTAATAATATTTAAATGTCGCAACTTCACGTATCAATGGTTGACGTACCACGGAAGTCTACCTAATACGTCCATACTAGCTTTAGATAGTACCGCTGCCGCAGCCCCAGGTTTTTCAACTTTCCTCAATTCGACCAATCCTTCTTCTACTGTTGTTACCCTTGGCAGCACAGTAGGAGTAAATGAGTCGAGTCGTACTTACGTCGCCTACTGCTTCGCCGAAGTCGAAGGCTTCAGCAAGATTGGTTCTTACACTGGTAACGGAAGTGCAGATGGTCCGTTTGTATACTGCGGGTTTAGACCGAGATGGATTATGTACAAACGTACTGACACAACTGGCAACTGGAACATCATCGATACCGCCCGGGATACGTACAACCCCGAGCAGACCTTATTGCGAGCAAACTTGCCTAACCCTGACGAATCAAATGCTGTGTATGCACAAGACTTTACTGCTAATGGTTGGAAGATTCGCTCTACCAATGTTGATATAAATGTCGACACTAAAACCTACATCTTTGCAGCCTTCGCTGAATCCCCCTTCAAATACGCCAGAGCAAGATAAGGAGAACACATATATGTGGATAACAACCAACAACCAAATCATTTCCTCCCCAAGAGGAATAACAATCAACGAAATTCAGCACCCCCAGACCGTATTCCAATACTGGTCAAAGGAGGAGCTGGCGGCCATAGGTGTCAAACCCTATCACCCAGCATATCCCCCAGCTGGCGAGAGGGTAACCTCATCGTCTACGGAGGAGCGTGACGGGGAAATCTACGAAGTTCTGACGACTGAGGTGGTACCGCCAGCCCCGGATACTCGCTCTTATTCGGAGAAAAGAGCATCGGAATACCCCAGCTTATCTGAGCTAAACGTAGCTCTCTGGGAAAAGGTCGTCGAGGGTCGGTCTGAATCCGCTGATGCTTTGGAAGCAAAGCGCCAGGAGATCAAGGCTAAGTACCCGAAGCCCGTGGTCACACCAGAGCCCGTAGAGTAACTCCTTGAACTTCGGAGAGTTCCCAGCAGGCGTTGCCGTTTTGGGTTGGCAACAGGAGTACACGGCCGCTCACAACTTTAAGGCAACTACGCTGACGGATGGAGCAACGATTGCTTGGGATCTTGCATCCAATCAGGTTGCTAAGGTCGTTCTTGGCGGAAACCGAACTTTGCAAAACCCAACCTTTGCCAAGGATGGTGGTGTTTATGTGCTGTTTGTGACCCAAGATGCCACGGGTTCTAGAACTTTGAACTACGGATCAAACTATCGGTGGTCTAACGGGAATATTCCACCAACCCTTACAGCAATCCCGAATCGGACAGATATTTTAACCTTTGTATCTTTCGATGGGAAAATGTACGGATCCGCAGTATCGAACTTCACACAATAAAAGTATGCCGTGGCCTGTGTTGCCGTATGGGTTTATTGGCGGGGTTCGGAAGAATGCGGGTATCTACGGAAGGCAACCGCCAGAAACATTAAATATTCTTGTCGTGGGCGGCGGGGGTAATGGGAATTTCACAACGGCAAACGGAGGGGCCGCAGGTGGTGGTGGAGGTGTTTATGTTGCGTCTGTACCATCGGGAGCTTTATTAAGCCCAAACCCATTCTACACAGTTGTTGTTGGGGGTAGGGGAGCATCGAGTCAATTTGCGTCGTACACCGCTACTGGAGGCCAGACGCCTAGTGGTTGCACAGGTGGAGCCCAGGGATCGCCTAATGGACACGGGGGTGGGGGCGGTTTCTCGTATGGTTCTGGCGTTAATGCGGGTAGTTGCGGGGGTGGCGCTGGTGGTTCTCACTCAGGTCCAGGGGTGGGTTCCCAGCAAATTGGAGCTGATTATTATCTTGGATACGCTTTGAACGGTTACGCTGTTGGATCAGTCATAAGCTCGTTGATAGGTAGTCCTTTTGTTGGAGTGGGTGGTATAGGAGCTTGGAGAAGTCCGTGGGGGCAAACCAACCAACCGCGCTATTTAAATAGCGGCGGTCAGGGAGCTGGTGGGGGAGGGCCAAGGGGAAATGCTTCTTATCTAGGATGCGGGGGTGGTGGAGGAGGTGGTTTGGGAACCGCTGGGGTTGTTGTAGTAAGTTACTCTGGAACTCAAGCTGGGCCCGGCGGGAGCGTAACTTACCACTCCCCATCAAACACAACCTACCACGTTTTTACTTCTAATGGAGTTCTTGAACTATAACTCACATTCTTGACAAATCGGTGTCTGACTTAAACTTAAGTAACCGCTATGGCCGCATCAAAAATAGAAGAACTCCAATCTCTAGGTGAACTACAAGAACTTGTCGCGGCCGCAAAAGAAGACAATCACGATGTCCTGTTCCCTTCACATATCTTTAGAAAGAACGGAGAACTTATTGGGTATGCTGGGGTTTTCTCTATGCCCATTCTTATGTGGTGGTTGGATTCAAAAAAGGGCAATGCCCGAGACACTTTAGAAATGCTCAAAGAAGTTGAAAACCTAGCAAGAGCGAAAAAAGTAAAGAGGTATGTAACAATCTGTGCCGAAAGTTCGCCATACTTCAAACATATGAATCGGCTTGGTTACTCAAAACTAGGAAAAACAGTCATGTTCCAAAAGGAGATTATCTAATATGGGATGCTTTGGAGACGACCCAGATAAGCCGCAGTACGTAGCGGCGCAACTCGAGAAACTATCTTTACCAGATCGCCTCAAGGCTATTGATGAATTCATAGCACAAAAAGACAAGTTTGGTGGCATCCAAGAAACTATTAAAGCTTCTGCTTCTGGTTACTTGGATAGCCTTGATGCCCTAAGACCTGGATACAAGGCAGGTCTTGAAAAGACCCAGCAAACCGCAGACTCTTTGGCTCAAGGACTGATGCCAGATGATGTTGCTTCGAAAGTTTCTAGATCTGCCGCCTTTAAAGGACTGACGGCTGGCTTGGGAGGTTCGGGAAGATCTCAACTCGAAGCCAGAGACATGGCTAGAACAAGTTTTGATTTAATGGGCCAAGGGATAACGATGCAACAAGGGTTACGCCAAGAGACAAGAGGTCTTATGCCGCTTCAAAGTATGAATCTTGCTTTCACTCCGCAAAACATTCGGCAAGAGGACGTATCTCTAGCCCAATACAATAATAATATCGCCAATCGGCAGGCAGAGCTAAACGCAAACGTATACAACCGTCAGCAAGACGCAAATTACGCATACCAATCTGAAAATGGCGGTTCCCCATGGGCGGGTATTGCAGGAAGTGTCATCGGAGCTGGTCTCGGTGTTCTCGCAGCACCCGCAACTGGTGGAATGTCTATCCCGCTAGGTATGAGTATGGGCGGTGCGATTGGTGGCCAGTTAGGTGGTGCTAAAGGAATGCAGGCCGGAGCAACTGGTATGTCGGTAGGCAATATGGGTATTGCTGGAGTCTCTTCCTACAACCAAGGAAGAAATCAAATGTTTAGCAATTACAAAGGTCCGTTTATTTGGGACTACTAACAGATGACGCCTCGCGAACAGATTGCCATTACCTCGGGTCTCGCCCAAAGCGTAGCGAGCAATATCTTTATGGCTCAACGTGCAAATATAGCACAAAAAGATTTGAGCCTTCGGGAGAAGTCTTACGCAGAGGGGATTCGGCAGGCGGATCGTAATTTCGAGATGGAGACCAAGCGTCTTGAGATGACTGGGAAATACCAAGACGCTCAAATGCAGGCCTGGAACCGCCAAGCTTTGGATTTCGAAACCGACACAACAACCGCCCCCATAGTTGCCGACTATGCGTTGCAACTCGAAAGCCTCCACGGAGATCCAGATGCAATTGAGAAATGGTCTCCAGATATGAGCGTGATTGACCAAGCACCAGAAAATCTTAGGCCTAGGATGCGAGCCAAGCTTTCTATGGCTGGCCGAGAGCTCCGAGACAAGGCTTTGGCTTCTAGTACAGAATATAAAGACCGCAGCGAAAGGGGTGCTTTACTGCTAAAGGGCTCGAAATACCTAACGCCAGACAACGGATTTACAGAGGAAGCAAGAGGAGTTTCTGAAATGCTTGGGAGAAAACTCCTTCGTCGCCAGCCCTTGACTCAAGAAGAAGAGATGATGGCCGCATCTTTGACAAGTAAGGTTGAAAAGGAAGTTCAGAAGCGTGACCCCGATCTTATCAAGGCTCGGTACAAATACGGAACAGAACTTACAATTGAAGGTCTCAAGACAGCCACCATTGAGTTTAACGAAGCCAGCAAGAGCTACAGAGACGCAACAGCCAACCCAGTTATTCCAGCAAGCGTTAAGCAACAACTCAAAGAAGAAAGAGATCTGGCTGCGACTAAGCTTCAAATCGCAAAGAAAACTGCTGGCATATCCGACAAGTTACCCGGTGAAACCGATGAAGAGGAAACTGAGCAAAAACCAAAACAGGAGGAAAAGACAAAGAAATCGGGAGTGGCGCCAGAAAGCCCGCTCAAGAGAGCACTCAAGCCTTACCCAAGTGTCCCAAGCAAGCCATCTTCTTTAAGATCTTTGCCTGGGATGGAGGGAAGTGCTGGTATCAACTCAGTTGAGGCATAATCGTGGCTGACGAGACGCTCGTGCCATGGACGGACTACGAAAACGACCTAGGCTATAAAGATCTTCCAGTCCAAGAAAAGATAGGACTATTTAAAGAGTGGCGTGACGCCACAGTAGATAGGTCAATGGCTCTTGGCCTCGTGACGACTCAAGAAGACGAGAACTATCTTAACGATTATCTTGAGAAAGCGTATGACGGAATCCTTGACACACAAAGCAAAACGGATGTTTTAAAAAACGCCGCGGCTCGCTCACTTTTAAACACAGAACAAGCCGCCCTTGTGGCGTCTATGGCTTCTGGCTTCCTAGACCCGAAGAATGAAGCCTCAGTTAAACTGGCTGAGATCAACAAGCAACTAGAGAGCTATCCGTCCTCAAGCATGGTTCGAAAGATTGGGTCTGACAAAGTAGGTGTGTTGGAGGGGTTAACTAAAAGCCCAATAGCTCTTGCCGAACTTCTTATCGAAAACCTGCCAGCTCAATTTGCAACAGCAGCACTTGCTGATGCCGCTGGTACGGCGGTAGGTGCGGCGGTGGCAGGTCCGGGGGGAGCGGTTGTTGGGGGTACGGCGGGTATGGTTTCTTCCGCAGGTGGTCAGTCATTGATGCTTGAGTACTCTGGATCGTTGCTTGAACAACTCTCAGAAAGTGGTGTGGATGTTCAGGATCCAGCTCAAGTTAGAGACGCTTTCGAAAACAAAGAGCTAATGGGGAAAGTTAACGAGAAGGCTCTTAAGAAAGGTGTTCCTCCTGGCCTATTCGACGCGGCTTCAGCACTACTAGCAAAGGCACTCGGTGGGAAGTTTGCGGCGTCTCTTAAAGTAACCAAAGGCTTTACACCTACTGTTAAGTTACTTGCAAAAGAAGCAATCAAAGATACGACGTTGCAAGCTGGTCTCGGGGTGGCTGGCGAAGCTGGTGGACAGCTATTGTCTGAAGGCAAAATCACAAGTGCTAACCAAGTTGCATTAGAAGGTATTCTCGAAGTCCCTGGGTCTGCTTACGGCTTTGCCCGTGGGTTTGGTACTGAAGGTTTGAAAGCTGTGGTGGACAAGTTGAGCCAAGACCCAATTGCTGATATGCGGGCAAGAGAACTTGCGGAAAAAATGCAGGCTGATGGGACTATCCCAGAAGTTGAGAACCTCGCAAGGTCTGGGGCTCCTCAGACAGCCGCAGCGGTAGCTCAAACAAGGGCGACATCTGCAAACCAAGATCTGGAGCAACTCGATCTGGATATGAACAAAGCGGAGGCCGCTAAAGTGTTTGGTAGCGAAGAGCCAGCAACACCCGAAGCAGAAGCCCCCACATTGTCGCCAGAAGTTGAATCGGTAGCACCAACGGCAGAGACACCGATGGACGCACAGAATAGTCTCGAGGCCGCAAAGGTATGGGGTCGGATCAGATCTCGGCAACCAGTTCGAGGGGAAGATATTGAAAGGTTCGGTTTTGTTTTGCCCCAGCAATGGTTGCTTAATCCTAAAACAAACGAATATGAGTTTAAGGCCGAGAAGAATGAAACAGAAAAACCTGCGGAAATTTCAGTCCAAGAAACAGCAACCGCCGAAGCAAAAGCTCCAGAAGCAGAAATGCCTCAAGCCCAAGCCATCGCTCCTGTGCAGACAGCCCAGCCCGAGTCTACTCAAGAAAGTCCAGAAGCTGTCGCTCCTCCATTAAGTACTCAGGCGCCAAAAACCAAACAAGCCGAACTTCCCAAGTGGGAAGAAGTCCAAAAGAACAAGAACCAGATACGCTTTTTGCGATCTACATTAAGCAAAGTAAACAAGGCCTTGCCTGAGGGTCAGAAGATCGAGGAGAAAGCTGGGTGGAAACGCGGCGATTACTTGAATGCTCTTGAGACGCAGTACGGGAAGGTAGCTGGGCTAGAAAAGAATATCGATGCTGTGCCTGGGATGGCCGCGGAAGTAAATCCGCTTGAGGCTATGAACTCCGATGAGAAGCGGAGAGCTAAGAAGAAAGCAAACCTTCGGCAAAAGCTCTACTCCGTTCGGGACAGCAAGTTGAACGAAGGCCAGCAGTCGTGGAAGGAGATGGCTTTCTCAAACATCCGTCGGATTGCGAAAGAAGTATCTGAGAGATACACAAACATACCGAACGTTGATGACTACATTTTCGATGACCTTCTTCGCAAGGTAGCCAACTACCTTCAAAAGAAGAATACCTTTACCGAAGAAGAGCTGACATCAGAAGCAGTTAGCCCAATTCTAGCGAGTTGGGCAGAAGATTCCGCTAAAGACGCAAGGGGAAGTGCCGACATCCAAGCACTCATGCGCAACTCCCCGATAATTGAGCAAACAGAGACCTCAGATAGGCCAGCTAGGACTCAAATGGAGCTGGATGAGGAGGAACAGGCGGCTGGCGAGACAAAGCAAGCCAGAGTAGAGAGCGGGGCTAATGAACCTAGGGCGTCTAGAATCCTCCGTGAGAACGGATATAACCCAGCCCGTGAGAAACTTGGCCCAGACCAGAAACTCATTCTTGATTGGCTGGTTCACAAACTAAGTGGTGGGCCAACGCCTTCAGGTATTGAGACAAAGAACCTTCAGTCGTATGAGGATTTGGCGAAGTTCCTAAGCGAGCTGAACAAGAAAAAGGTTTCCGCAAAAGCCGTATCCAAGATGGCTAAAGAGGCTCAAACGGCGCTTGCCGCGGAGCTAAATAACTCTGGAATAGGGGTCTCGACCGACCAGATCTCTACGGCTCTAACCCCAGAGGGTGAGAAGGCAAGGGCGAGAGCAAAGGAAAAAGCTGAAGCCAAAGAAAAAGTTAAGAAAGACAAGGCCGAGGCTCAAGAGTTGGCCGATCGAGGGAGGAACGTAACCCAGAATCAATACTTAGCCGAAAAACTTATCGAATTCCCCTTCAGCTCTACACCAGAGCAAAGGAGCAGACTTGCTTCCGAGGTTCTTACCCCTCTTGAAGAGGGTAACTTGGAGGAGGCTTCGGTAGAACAAAGACTTGAGAACATTAAGAAAGGACAACCAAATGAACCAATCGTTAAACAGCCCGAGCCTAGCAAACCTGTTTCCAGACGACGCAAACGCACAGGAGTTCGTGAACAACCTAGCGTTCAGCAACCATCTGGATCAGGCGATACACAATCACGGGGGACACCCGCATCTGTCGGATCTACTGCGAGCGAAAGCGAAACCAACCAGAATTCTGGAAGCCGTACACGACCTAGCCGAAGACAACCCGGAGTGGGCAAAGAACAGCCAGCAACTTCGGGAAATGTTCCCAGCCTCAAAGTCGACGCAGGCTTCGAAAACTTAGACATATCGAAAGCCGCGCGGGCAGCGTTAAACGATTTGTTTAACACCCTTAGGGCAATCCGATTCCCTGGGGAACTAAAGGTCGGGCAAACAGATAACCCAGTCTACGTTCTTAAGAGTGATAGGCAGGGGCTTTCCATATACGTAAGCCCAGAGGCTTTGCTTGCCCAGAAACGTCAGCTCATCCGCAAATTCGGCAAGGAGGAGGGAGCTAAGAGATGGGTGAACTGGCAACTGATGGCTGTTGCGACGCACGAGACAGTTCACAACGTCCATCTTAAACAGCTTGAGAAAGAAGCGGGTCAGCTTGGCCTTACTTTCGACCAGCACCTTAAGAACGAGGCCAAGCGAGTAGCTCGTCTGCTCAACAAGAATCGCAGGCTCAAGAAGCTAGTGGCTCGGCTTTACAACAACGATGAGGGCAAGTTTGCAAACGACGAACAGCAATACTTTGAATTCATTCGGATGATGGTCGAGAACGAAACTGTTGGGAGCGTCACTGAGGACAACACAATAACGACCGAAGAGCTTGCGGCCTTTATGGACGACATTGAGAGGAAATCTCTAAGCGACTTTATTGATTCAATCATTCAGGCGATCACCAACATCGCGGCTCGCCTAGTAGGTGTAAGGGACAACGATGCCCGGTACCTCATTAACACGACCCGCCTCCTTAGGCAGAAGTCCTTAAATATTTTACGCCCGCCGATGCAAGAGAAGGCAGGTAACGCCTACGTCGAGCCTAAGAAAACGGGGTCAAGGTTTGAGAAGCCTCCCGTGACTCCCGAGGTTGAGAACAGCGGGTTATTTACGGCTAGGAAAGAATTTCTCCAGGAGTACGCCAAAGAACTTGGGATCAAGGTACCGACGGCAAAGATTACTGGCGTAAGGTTCAACCCGAAGACAAGAAAGAGCGAAGAGTTTAAGACATACGTACCCACTTGGAACAAAGCTCAATACGTCGAAGCCATCCAAGCAAAACTCAAGGAGCTAGGGCAGAAAGCTAAAGCAGCTCGAAGTGAGGTTATCGGTGCGGCAATCCCGACCGATCGCCCTTACTGGATGAAGAACGATGGAGAAGTTCTTGAAGTTCCAGAAGAGGCTTTGATTGATTTAAACGCTATCGGCACACACGCCGAGACAGCCATCGAATGGCTCAACGAAAACCAACCAGAAGATCCTTTCTTATTGGAGTGGAGGCTTGTCGATACCTACAGCAAGAAGGAACAGCAAGAGAAGCCAGTCGAGGAGATGTTGAAGCGTGGTTGGTTACGGGTTGTGGGTGACGGGTTCAATCTGTATTTCGAGGGTAGCCCAAGCAAAACTCAACTAGACAAACTTCTTGAAGCCGCGATTGAAGACGAAGTTAAGCTTATTCAGGATCTTACTTCGATCAGCGGTAGACCTCGGAGCAAGGTTGTATACGAACCACCGCAGTCAGACGTTATCGGAGCTCCCGCTATGCCGAGAAGGGGATTCCTTTCGAACCAGCGCAACGGAAGCCAGAAGAAAAGCAGGCTTCCAGACAGCATTGAGGAGCTGGCCTTTGAGCGAGAAGTTCCTGGCGGATCCCACCCAGTTGCGATTTACCAAGATGTCGACGGCAATCGGTTTATCGTCAAGGCCGACCAAAGCCGGGAGCAGTTTGAGAACGAGGTCGCAGCGGAGAATGTATATCGCGTCCTCAACTACCCGGTTGCCGACTCCAAACTTATTGAGGTAGATGGCAAGCCAGCCAAAATTGCTGCCTACCTTGCCGATGGCCAGAGCTTGAGGGAGTTTCGCCAGACCCATCAGAACAAACCCGAGCTTATCAAAAAGATCTATGACCAGATTGCGGATGGTCTTCTGATCGATGCTTTCTTGTTTAACTACGATTCAGTCGGTGTGACCAAACAGGACAACGTGCTCATCCAGATGACGGAAACTCCGAACGAAGATGGAGACGACACGGAAACAATTTACACAACGTATCGTGTAGACAGCGGCGGCACGTTTGACACCAAAGCTTTCGAAGAAGAGCCAAGAAACGAGCCCTTCTACTACGACTCGATCAAGGTGTTTAAGCAGAACTACCCATACCTTAACCTGACTACCGACGACTTGATCGCCCAGCTTTCCGACCTTGTCCTTAACGCAGACGCTATCATAAACGCAGTACCCCAGCGTCTCCAGCAGTATATGGGCAATCGGCTTCAGTATATGGCCGACCAGCTATCGGCTGTTGATATCATCACTCCAGTAACTGGGGTTACGGAGAAGCAGACGGAAGAGTTCTTTGAGAGACTACGTGGCCAAATGGCTGCGGTAGAGGTAACCCGAAATAACAAGGGTAACCTAATCAACAAGGCTACGGGTAAGGAAAGTATGGTTTCGGGTATGGGGTATAAGGTTGTTCCAAAGTCCGAGTTTAGATACCGCCTCGAAAGAACCCCGCTGTTTAAGGCTTGGTTTGGTGATTGGGAGAACGCCCCAGAAAGCCGAGCCACCAGCAAGATCCTAGATGAAGCTGGCGAACCAGCCTTGATGTACCACGGGACTGGCTCGTATCTCCAAAGGTATAGCGACCTTTACAAAGACGAACTCACCAACGCCATAAAGACTCCATCTTACCTCAGAAGGTTAGCAATGAATCGGTTCAAGGGTATTTGGACATCCACGATGCGAGAGTGGGCAGAACGATGGGCGACTAAGAATAATCCAGAGGGTCACTTCGAAGGCCAAGTGGTCATCCCTATGTACGTCAAATCGACCAAGCCTTTTGACCCAAGATCGCCAGAGAATATCGATCGGCTCCTTGAGGTGGTTAAAGGCCAAGGTTACACACCAGACCCAGAAGTTGAATTTGCTTTCCGATCTGGCCTGCACGATTGGCAAATTTTCGAAGGGAAGTTGGATTATCGGAAAGAAGACGGATCGCTGACTGGTCCAAGAAATATGCCAGATGTCGATGAGTTGAGGAAACAAGGGGTAAGCGAGGAAACGATCAAAAAGATGTGGGGCAAGACCTACGGATACCCAAGCCTCAAAAACATTATTGATCTTGGGTACGATGGCGTGTGGTTGAAAGAGGGCAGAGATGCAGAGGCAAGCCTAGCAATTGATGCCGCTCGGAAGCTAATGGCCGACCCGACGGATGCCAAGCTGAAGGCCGACTACGAACAAGCTTTGGCTAAGTACAACGAAAACTCTGCCTGGAACTTCTTGGCCTTCCGCCGGGATGGTGTGAAAAACGCAATGAACTCGGGTCGATTCAGCTCAATCCCAGAGCCTGCGGAAATGAAGAAGAGCCAACTAGCTCAGAAGCTAGAAGCCCTGATCACCAAAGACGGAGCCACGGGCAGAAACGTTCTTCGCTACAAGGGGCAGACGATGTATTCGACCGACTCAGCCGCAGCCTTGGCCAGTTACGCGGTCGCTTCTGACTCAGCTCTGAACCGCCACAACATTGCAAAGATTAAGTTTAAAGGTCAGCCTAATACTTTCATTTTCCAGAGGAGGACAGCTCCCTCTGCAACGTCTGATCGAGCCTACCCAGTCAATGATATCCTCGGTGCGGCTGAAGTTCGGCCAAGGAGGTTTGGGGTAAAGCTTGAGAAGTTTGTTTCGAAAGACGTGATGGGTCTGCTCAAGAAGAAGAACTACGAAACCCTCCCAGATTCAGTCACGATCGAAGAAGCAAAGACGTATTTTGACAAGCACGGGCTGGAGAAAAGTGCTTTGGCAAGTTTGATTGATGACGAAGGTGAGCCAATCCAGGCGGGGGCACAAGAAGCCTTAGGTATGCTGGTAATCAAAGGGTACAGAGAGGAAGCCAAGAAGAGGCCAGAGGCCGCGGCAGAAATGGCGGCATTCCTTGATCAGTTCTTGGAGAAGAGCACGAAGACCGCTCGTGCATTGCGGGCGTACCAGTTCATTTCGCTTCTTGGACCCGAAGGTATGGAGGCTCTTTACTACAAGAAGGCTCGTAAGCGCGACGCATTAATGAGGGAGAGCTTCAAAGAATTTATTAAGAAGGCTCAAGACAAACTCAACCCGCTTGCCCAAGACGCATTAGAGAAGGTCTTGAAGGATTTGGAGCAGGTTATTAATAAGGCCACAAATCTCTCCAAGTCCAATAACAGGAAGATTGCCGCCAAGACAACTATGACGTTGTGGCAACAATTCTCCGACAGCGTCGCCAAGCGGATGACCGATAGTGTTACCGAGCGTCTTGCGGCGTTAGAGCCACAAGAAGGAGAAGGAGTCGTTGAGGGAGAGGGTGATGCTGTGACGGTGGCGGGTAGCACCAACAAGCCTAAGACGATCAATCAGGAGGCGACCGCGGCTCTTCGCCGGATTAAGGGGATGATCGACAATCTTTCCAAGGAACAGGGGAAAGCAATTAAAGATGTTGAAGTCGAAGGCAACCCAGAAAACGAGAACGCATCCAATGAGCAGATTGAAGATCTCATTAAACTAAAACAGAAAGCAAAGACGATCTCTAGAATGTCCGACCTACTGGCTCTCTGGCCGAAAGCCTTACAAGCTTGGTCGCAAATTAAGGACTCGGTTCGAGAAGAAGTGGCCGCAAATCCTAAGCTTGCCCCGATATTTAACGAGTATTTGAAGACCGCTTTAGACCAGCCGTTCACGCTTCCCCAAATCAAAACCCTTCTTAAGGCCTCGGATATCGACCTCAAGACTCTCATACGCGAACACTTCAGGAAGAATACGATGCAGAAACAGGCATCGGACTTAGCAAAACTCTTTATCGAACAAGCTAATTTGGGTGAGATATTCACCAAGACAACCGAGGCCGACCTGCTCCAAGCTCAAGGTGCTAATACCGAATCGACATCAGAAGTAGGTGTCACTCCGACCATTGCTGAGAAGCTTGAGACAGCGATTGCAAAGAGGATTGAGGAGCTAGTAAGAACAGAAGCAAACAAAGCACTTAACAATCTGATTAAGAGCCAAGCCGATAAGCGACTTGAGCCTAGCCTAAAAAGATTCCTAGACCGCCTTGTTAAAGCCACGTCGTTGGGGCTTATGGACAAAGATAATATAAATCTTTGGGCTCAATTTGCGGAACAAGAAGGTCTTACCGATCCCAAACTTGCTGAAGAAGTATACAACCTTGCCGAGGAAGCAGAGACCAAGCCAGAGGGTTACCAAAGAAACGTTTATTACCAAAAAGCAATGCGAGCGATCTACGAAAAGACGGAAATGAACAAGTGGGATTTCACGCTTACCTGGTGGTACTCGTCTATCTTGTCGGGATACGACACGCAACTAGCCAACTTATACGGCAATGCCTCGACGGCTTTCTGCGTCCTAATGCCAGAGCTTATCCACTCTTCGTTAACTGGAAACGCGGGGGCAGAGAAGAGATCCGCACTTCTTCGTGGAATCCAAGTCGGATGGGCAGATTTTCTCAACATTATGGGGACGGGTACTTCTTGGACGAAACAAGTTCAACTGAGCATAAGTAGCCTGAAGGCAACCGATACTGGGGAAGTGTTAAGAGAGCGGGCAAAAGGATTGCCCCAAAAACTAGGGACTTACTCGACAACAGTATCGAGGTTTATGTCTGCTGTGGATTCCGTGTTCTACAATATGAACAAGGAGTATTACCTATACAAATACGCCTACAACAAGGCGCTGGAGCTTGGGTTAAGCCGCAAAGACGCTTCTGCCCAGGCTTTGGCTTCTGCTCTTCGGGATAGCAACTCGATGAAGAGCGCCCAGAGTGACGCATTAATGGAGGGTTTAAAGCCGGGAACAAAAGAATTTAAGCTGAGAACCTTTGAGATCCTTGATCAACAGCTTGGGCAAAACAAGACCGAGTCTGGCGAAAGTCGGAACGTGGACACGCAAGAGTTGCTTAACGAATCTGTCTTGTCGGCTTTGACCAATACTTTCCAACAAGAACCAAAAGGCTTCTTGGGTAACGTAATCCACTCGTTGAATGTTTTGGCCGCCAAACAACCAGAAACAAGATTTGTAATTCCTTTCACAAGAATCGTTGGAAATGTTTGGAATATGTCTCTCGATATGGGCGTAGTCCCAGGCTTGATCAGATACTACGGACTCCCGACAGAGAAGCTCATTGGGCGTAGGCTTGGTAAATGGGATGATGTCAAAGGCGCTGAGCGTGAAATGATTAGGGGAAGGGCATTGGCTGGTTTGTTGTTCTTGACCTTAGCAGCTGGTCTTCAGGCTTTCGGGTACGATAAAGATTACGAAAAAGCTTGGTGGAGAATCAACGGATCTGGCCCAGATGACCCCGCGGCTAAGCTGGCGTTATCTAAGACTGGTTGGAAACCTTGGAGCATTAAGGTTGGAAACGCTTACATCAGCTACTTGCCTACTCCTTTGGCGATCCCGCTCGCTTTCTTGGGTGAAATTACAGACAACCACCATTACAAGAAAACAGGAGCAAAGGCTTTGTTTAACACGACATCAGCAGTAAGTATGAGAGCCATCCTTGTTCCCTTCGATATGTTGTTTCTTTCAGGTTTGTCCGACTTATTCAAGAGCACAGACAGCTCGCAACCAGAGCAGGCGAAGGCCAGAGCTCTAGCCTTTGCTGGGCGTCTTGGGAGTTCCTTGCTCATTCCAAATATTATTCGAGATATTGACCAGAAGATCATACCCAAGATTCTTAACGTGTTTGGAGTCGAGACGGATATGGATAAGAGGACGGCAAGAAATGGGCTAATGAATGGCATCTTTATTGCGAATACCCCAGTCCTCCGGGAGCTTTATGGGAAACCTGATGTAGATATGCTCGGTAACAAAATTCCGATTACTTCCCGTATCGCAACAGCTAGGAAGCCAGATCCGCTTGTAGAAACATTGGCTTCGAAGAACGCTTTCCCTAACCCCCCGAGGAGAGAGCTTTTGTTAGGTATGATCCCTATGGAAGAGGATCAATACTACCAATACAAAGTGGATCGGGGAACAATGTTGAACCAAACATTGAATACGCCCGAGATGGTTCAGCAACTAAAGGAATCTTCTTCGTTTGTTGCTCAAGAGATTGTTAAGAAAGTTACCTCTTCGGCTACTGAATACGCCAAGAATATGGCGATCAAACGAATGGTTGATTCAAACGACGAGAGAATACAAAAACTTCAGAGTTTGGGCGAGTGGATTCAAAACCAAGAAGAATAATCCTTTGGTGAGAAGCCAAGGCAAGAAACCAAGAAACAACCCAAACAAAAGAATGCAAGCCCCCGATACAAAATGAGCAAAGATACGAACTAATACATCATACGAATAATACAAACATCCGTAGACAATTCCGACCTCTTGACGATTTACCTTCATATAATATCCTCCTTTAATAACGAAACATAATAAGAAATCAATACACAAAACATATGGGCTTAGGTACGCAATCTCCTGGTGATCAGAAACTTCAGGCTCTCTTTGGTAAGGGAGTTTTATCTGGCAAGACGGGACTCATTGTCCAAGCCGCTTCTACGGCTGGGATAAGCCCCGAACTTTTTGCGGCTGTCATTGCTCACGAAACTGGTCGAGGGACAAGCAACGCTATTCAAAACTACAACAACCCCGCTGGGATTATGGATCCTAAAAGTAAATGGACTAAACTTAAGAAGTTTGATTCGTTGGGTGAGGGGTTGCTTTATTCGGCTAAGAACCTTAAGCGAAGGCTCGATCAGGTTGGTGGCGATGTGGATAAACTAGCTGATGTCTATGCCCCGAAAGGCGCGGCCAACGACCCAACAGGTTTGAACAACAACTGGTTGTCGGGGGTCAACAAATTCTACAGTGAACTTGCAACCAAAGAAACGCCTTCGGCCAATGTCGAGCAAGGTAGTAAGCCAGAACTAGCATCAACAGCCGCGAAATAATAACTGGCGTTAGAACCGCCAGAAGAAAAACTAGTCGTGCCATTTGATGGTTAGCTCAATGCCATCACCATTAAAATCTGGATCTGCCCATAGTTCGAAAGATTGATGCTTTTTGCATAAATCAATAAACTCTGACAAAGCCTTACGACTCACCTGGAACGACCCGTTGCCATCAAGAACGGCGGCACCGAGGAAAAACTTTAGAAGCTTTGTCCCGGCGTCACTTGCCCCATTAAGAAGGACAAGGTCAACTTCTTCTCTCTCTTCATCTTCGTCCTCCTCCCTAGGGCTAACTTCATCTATATCGTCGTATTCGTCCACCAAACAAGGTTGAGTCTATAACAAAGTGTGTCAAGATACCCAAGTGCGATTAAAAGATAAAACAATAACACCGCCAACTGGATTCTTCTATAAAGACCACGATACCAAAGCAATTATTACTGCTGTCACATTTGATGAGTTGTTAGCGAATGTAAATCGCCACCGCCACCTAAACGGACTTGTCCTGAACGGAAACCAAGAGCAGATGATACACGATCAGATCTGCGACAAAATTGATAAGAGCTTATGTGAAGGTGTTGGGTTAGGGGACATCGTTCATACCTTTGCCCAACCTATTGCAAAAGCTATCGACCAAGTCGCTGGCACAAACATCCAAAGTTGTGGAGCTTGTGCCAAGCGACGGGCGATGCTCAACTCCTAAATCTAAGGTTCAATAACTGGAGTTACCTCGAAGGGAGCGGTAAACTCAATCGGTGTGATTAGGCTTGGAGTCAAAAGAAGTAGGGTGCTTGCCTTTAGGCCAACACCATAATCGTTTGATACGCTACCCAAGAAGTCAGGACTCCCAATAGGTCCGTAATCATTGTTGGGTGAATTGAGGAACTCTGGCGAACCCCAAGGTCCGTAGTCATTAGCTGTTGAATATAGCAGATCTGGGTTGGCCGAGATCAAAACTTCCTGAGCCACAAGCGGGCTGGCAAGAGTCGCTATCATCAAAAGAATCTTTACCATTGGTTCTCCTTTCCTTCATTGAAGATATCCTCCCACGATATAGGTAGGGTCTTTTCTTTGGTCGGCCACTCTCGATCGATCTCGAGTTGTAACCAATCCATACAGACTCCAGCAGATTCCACGGCACACTCCTTGTGGCCGTGTTCGCAAACGTGGGTGGCAGGTTCATCCGCTCCCCACATCCAGTAACCTAGTTTATCTTCTCTAGTCTTTAGTTCTTCTTTCAAGTTATCCTTTTGTTAACGGGTCTTGTCCAAACGCAACGACCATATCGTACCAGAATTGGCAGTAAGCGTTGAGCTTATGCTTCTGGTGTTTGGACTCCCCAATCATTCCCTTAAAGCTGGTGTAATCCACAGAGTTGCCAAGCCTTGCTAACACCTTGGGCAAGTCATTCGGGTGGATGAAGATGCGGTAAGTATAATCCACATCTTCACGCATTGAGATCTCGGGGGTGATCTTGAGGGATAATCCCCGGATCTCATTGATCAGTCTCTTCATATCGTCTTCGCTTCGTCCTCGAACATGAATCACGGATTCATACTCTGGGAACTGATAAGCTTTCTTGTTCGACATCGAATAAAAACCGAACTTGGTTGCTATCCACATATTGATGCCTCCTTAATTTTGTTGCCGATCCATTCCATGCAGGGAACTGCCATCGAATTCCCTAACGCTTTGTAGCGTGGACCGTCGGGGCATTGATCGGCTGGCTTACCCCTCCAAGGAATTAGTGTATGCTCATCTGGAAATCCTTGCAAACGCTCGCACTCTTTGGGGGTGAGGCGGCGGACTGCCATTCTGTCTGCTGGATTAATCACACCTCCCGTATGATTAATGTCAGAGGCAGAGGATGAAAGTGTCTGCGAAGTATGATTGATTGTCTTGTTGTAACAATCAACCGCAACAGCCACTTGGTTATCCCCCATTTCCTTCCGTAAGGTAGGGGACATCTCCTTCACGAATCTGCTTTCGTTGCCCTCTCTGGATGCAATACCAGGTTCAAAGGCAATTGCCTCTTGAACAAGTGGGACATTCCCACCGCCTGTTCCGTACCTTGAAACACAAGACGGGGCAACATCGAGGGGTCCAGTAACTCGAGAGTCATTGGGGTGATTCTCATATAGGACTGCATGCTTGTCGCCCTTGGTCAGGGTGGGGCAGGGGTCACCTGGCTTACCGATACCTAGCCCGTTACCTTTGCCGTCTTGCTTGTCGCCACGCTTGCCAGCATTTCTGGTGGCTTGGTCGTGGATAGGGATAGCAACGGCGTGGGGTCCTCGGGCTACCAGAGGATCCATTGTTTCGCATTGCTCAATGTGCGGTTTGTACTGAGCGTTCTCGCCTTGGTTAAAGGCAGCACGATCAATCACAATAGGAGACCCAACTAAACCAGATCCCCCTTGGGAAAATAGTTCTTGGTTGGAGTAACCGATTGTTCTTCCTGAGCTAGATCCACCCGATTGCATTATTGTTGGATGAACTCCTGAGCCATCCCAATGAGACTTCTTTGTGGCAACCAAGTCGGTAGCATCCTTGTAATCCCTAGCCTTCATCGTGGATGCCGAGCCGTCATCGGTATATTCCCCAAAGGCTTGCATCCTAAACGCAGTAGCTTGTTGAACAGCCGTGATCTCGCTTATTGCTTCTGAGCTACATCCTCCTCGGCTCCCTTTGCATTGGGTGATTGTCGGACTGACAATGCTAGCCTCGAGAACAGCATTAACTTGCTGGGTTACTTCGCTTGATTGGGGGCTTCGGCTTGGGTCGTTACTAGCTGTAAGGCTTGGCGCAACATTGGGGGCAATTCCTTTCCTCGTTTCTCGGCTCGGCGCAGTATCCCTGCGCAAGCCTTCCCACTCAAATAGAACCTTGGCTGGATCTCCTTGGTCTCGAGGACATGCGACAAGGAAACAACGCTTGCGTCGTTGGGCCACACCGAAATATTGGGCGTCAAGGCATCGCCAAGCGATTGACCTTTTGGGACCATACACACAACCTGCGTCTGCCCATTTTTCCCCTGGCGGTTTGAGTTCACCATCTTCCCCGGCAAGTGCTCCCAGAAAGCAACCGAACCCGTTGTCCCTTGAGGAAAGGACACCGGGGACGTTCTCCCAGAGGATCCACTTTGGGTTGAAGTGATCTGCGATGTTGACGAAGGTGAGTGAGAGACCACCTCTTGGGTCGGCCAATCCTTTCCTGAGTCCCGCGACGCTGAACGCTTGACACGGTGTTCCTCCGACCAAAACGTCAATTGCTTCTTCGAATTTCCATGATTCATATTTAGTCATATCTCCTAGGTTGGGAACCTCTGGCCAGTGGTGCTTCAGCACCGCTGACGGGAAAGGTTCGATTTCTGAAAAGGCGACGGGCTTCCACCCAAGTTTCTCCCAGGCAACGGAGGCCGCCTCAATGCCTGAACAAACAGACAAGTATCTCATGCGGTTACTGCCTTTCTGGAGTAGCCAGTAAAGCCACTCTTCTTTCGTAGTAAGCTCCTAGCCTTGGATGCTTCCGACCCAGCGGGCTGTGTCCCGTGGATCAAGAGAGCAAACGATTTCTCGTTGGGTCCGTAGGCAAGGCTGTCATCGTGATCGATCTCAAGGCCGCGGATGTTTGCGTCCTCTTCGCTGAAGGCCACATACGAAGTCTTGAGGTTGTGCTTAATGGCTAGGTCATCGTGAGTTCCGCCAAGGCTGGCAGTCAGCCGAATGTTTGACGGCAATTTGTCAAGACGAGCCAACCAAAAAGGAATCGATTTGGTGTAGGCGTAAAACAAAACGTGAGGGTTTCTGTTGGCAACCTCAAGCCAAGCGTCGAAGTAGGCTAGGCTAAAGAAGTCTCCACCTTCGTGAATCCGAACACGCTTGGCTTTCTTGGGCAGTGCCGAAGAAAGCAAGTCAGCCATCTCGAGGGTAGTCTTGTGGTGTAACGATGCGAGATTAGCCCACCGCATCTTTCTTGCATTCTCATATTGGCTTTCGCCAGACGAAGAGAAGCAACGAAACTTTGTGTGCGGTCCGTCAGTAATCTTGCCAGTAACTGGGTGAGCCTTCGACAAACACTCCTTGGCACAAGGGCAGGTGTGCCCAGCGGGGAGGTTGAAGATGTGCGTACCCTTAAGCTTAGCATTACCTTTGACGTATCTTGGACTCATAAGGATGGGACTTGCTGAACACGAAACGTTGGGAAGGTTGCTTCTGTGTAGCACCCATCCACGAGGGTGGCGGGTTCTTTGACACCGACGGCTGAGAGAACTTCGATTAGTTTGTAAACGTCTAATGTTCTCTTCATTCCATCGGATGCCTTAACGATCCACGAGTTACCCTCGAAGAGTCGGTTGCCCGTCTCCTGGTAGGTAAGCTTGAGGATGGGGAGTACTGCTTCCCGTACTTTCTCTGCTTGGTTTCTCTTGGCGGTTGCTTCGCCAAACGTGTCGATCTGTTCCGTGGTTAACGGAATTATAGATTTCATTGTGGTGTCCTTTCTTTGGTTAAGCGGCAAGGCGTAGGCGATGAGGCTTCTGCCTCATATGTCTCTTACGACCTAGGAATAATTGGATATCCCTCGGTTGTTCCTTGCTTTTGGGTTTCTTGCAAACGGATGCGGTGAAGTTCTTAGCCTTGGCGTGTCGAACGGTGTGGGTGTTGACGCCCCACTTCCTTGCAATTTCGGAGATGGGTTTGCCAGCCTTGTACATTTCTTCCCACTCTTTCCATCGTTTCGATACGCTTGCCACATCCCGGTAGTACGTCTCCGAACCCTTGACGTTGACAAAGGTTGTATGAGATGTCCGTACCTTGAGATGCTCAGCAAGTTCCTTGGCTAGATCTTCAGTAACCTTGCGGTAGCTGGCCAAGTCTTGTTCAGTTTTAAGAACAAGGTTGGTGAGGGTGGATAGAGTACCTCGGAGCTGGTCGATCTCGTTCTTGAGGATCGGTACTTCCGATTGCTCTACTAGTTTCTTTAGTGTTTCTTTCATATTTCTCCTTTAATAGTTGTCAACCTTGCGAAGCTTTCTGCAAACACTTCTCAGGTCATTTGCAATTTCACGCCAGGTTGTTGCATCTCTTTTCCATTTCTTTATCTGGTCACTAGCACCAGAACTTCTTTCCAAACCTTGTGCAGATGCGTCACAAAGTTTCGCCAAGTAATTTACATCGCTTCCAAGTCTTCTCATTTGGTTTTACCTTTGAGAAACAATTGTTCAACAAGGTGTACCATCCCTTGCCAATACCCAACGTCGTAGCTCATATAACAGGAAGACATTCTTGTCCCTTCGGAGTTCTCAAGAACATCTTCTGCTTTCTTAAGCTTTTCCTTAAAGGTCTTATATATTTCACCCACTTGTTTCTTTGTCATAGTTCCTCCCTATTCCTTTACGAACGGAAAAGCTTTTTCCATTTCGTCGATTGATCTTTGATGTGCTTTCCAATCGTGGACTTCTATGTCGTCCCGATCTCTTGCTTGCTTGGCTCCAATCAAGTCACAGTAGGCGCAAGTGATTGCTAGCTTCTGTTCTTTTGTGATCACGACTTCTCCGTGGCTATCTCTTCAGCCTTCTCTTGTGTCTTCTCGAACAACGCCTCCTGCGCTGCTTCGATAAGGGCGGGTGATGGGTCGGTGAGGGGAGTGTCCGATCCAGCGGGGTAGATGTCGGGGGTAATGAACTCAGCTTCTGAGTACTCACTTACCTCGACAATCTTGCTGTCGTATTCACGATGTCCCCAGTATTCGTAGCTACCGATACCAACATCCTCTGATGTCGTGTTGTGGACGACTCCACCAATGGCTTGATACGAAGCCCCTTGGTATCGGAAGTCAGCCTCTGCGTAGTCGATGTCGATTCTCATTAGGGTTACTCCTTTCGTGTGGTTATGTATGGTCCTGTCGTGACAAGAAAATGTCAAGACAAATGGTTTAGATGTGTTCGAGTATTTCTCCGATAGCCTCCATTGTGGGCATTACGGGTATGCCCTTGTTGTTCACACTCAAACCACCCTTACCACCGAAGTATTTATTGAAGGCTCGTTCCACAATGCCGAACTCTGCTGTTCTGTATTCAATACCCATGTCCTTCAATTCCCTTGCAATATCAGCAATGCCAAGATTCCAATCCCATTCTTCGCATCGTTTCAGCCACTTGGCCTCTAGCTCTTTCGTCTTCTTATCTTTTAATGTTGTGTCCATATATCTCCTTTATTGTTTTTAGTTAAGCGACTCCTAGCGTTTGCCATGACCGCTCTCCCATGCATGGAATTGGATTGCTCCAGAAGCTCACGGCTCAATACCCAAGCTTTTTAATGAAAGGTGCGGAGCCTTTCGCTTGGTTCACTTTGAGTCCAACTATCCCGCGAGTAGTTGGCACAACGCTACGCTAGGAATCACCTCATGTTTTAGTTGGAAGCTCCGTTGCGGCCATCGCTTAAGCCAAGCTTGCTCAAGCTCATAGCGTAGAAGAATCCCCCAACAAGCTCACCGAGCAAGGCGATGTCGTCGGCATTGCTAGGTTCTGTCTTACGCAATTCCTTGTAGGCAATGGCACAAGCTTGACCCAAGACATACTTGCCACGGATATCTTTGAATAGTTCTACTGCACTTGCCCGTCTCTCTTCATCTTTCAAACCTTTGTATTTGCTCTGGTAGTTCTTTGCGTAATCTCTGAGTGAAGCTTCTAGTTTACGTTTCGATACTTTCTTTTTCTTCATAGGTTTCTCCTTTGTTGTTAGTTATTTCTGTTTGTCTTCAGCTACTAGCTTGTCGATTAACTCTATGTCTTCGTCTGAAAACGGCAGAGTTGTTCCGACCACAAGCGGGATATGCCCACCTGAAACACGGCTAATCATCGCATCGATACAGGACAAGCCATTGAGAACGCAGTCAGTTATCTCAATCAAAGCTGCCCGCTTGGACGTATCTGGTCGGCGGTCTGCAATATGTTTTCGCAAGTCCTCGTTATCGATTTCAATACTGAGTTGTATCTTCATTTGATTTCATCTACTCCTGTAACTTCCCAATCGTCGCACCAAGTGTGTTCTCTTTTCCACAAAGCCCCATCGATTTCATCGGCTTTGTCTCGTGCTTCGTATCGGTCTTTGGCTTTAACCTCAATTTCAAACTGCTGACTCTGGGTAGCTGTTACTCTCCATCTTTTTAATTTCATTTAGTTATCTCCTTTCAATAGAAGTCGAAATGGCTGGGTGTGTCAGATGGGACAACCCGGTAGCCCTTCTTGGGGTAACCTATTTGTCGGGCTTCTGCCAACGCTTCTTTCTTAGTTTCGTAAAAACAATCTTTGTATATATCTGTGTCATCGTCGCAACATTTGATGTCGCCCCAATCTCCGTAGACGCTTTGATCCTGGATCTTCCACATCTTCTTCTTCTTGGGTTTCATCAGAATGTCGCACTTGGATAATTCAGCCTCTCCGTCCAACCGAATGATAATCTTGGCTTTCGCAAAGCTATGGTTGTCGGTGAGGTAGACAGCTCCACCCGTAGTTACGTGGCGATGTAGTGTTATCTTTGTAGGTATCTTCTGTTTCATTTCCTACCTTTCTTGGGAACGATCCCAACTTTCTGCCCGAGGAAATCAATGTGGATGACATTCATGTTGTGCCTCTCGCACCACACTTGCATCCCCTCCTTGCTGAACCCAACGTTCAGTCTTGCCCAGCTTGCTGGGCTTTCTCCATCGGGTATACATTCAAGACACTTCTTACAATGGTAGAACCTTACGATGTCGGATTGTGCTTTCATTGTATTGTTGCTACTACCGCAAGCCTCCGTCGTAAGCCTTGCCTATTTCAACTTCGTATACGTAACCACTATAATACTCAAACGAAGTCTTGAAGTTTGTGCTTTCGTCTGGTCGTCCGTCTTTCCATATCCGATAGCTTCTTTTCATTGTCTCCATAACTTCTTTCTTTGAATTACCGAGACAGCTAATGCCGTAGCCGAATATCTCTGGTATCTCTCCGTACCATAATTTGTTTTTTGACTTCATTGTATTGTCGCTACTCCTTGGTTGATTGTTACGTTGCTTGCCCATCCACGAATGACGCAGCGTGGTTGTGACCGACGCTCGTGGCTTTCGCAGGGGGTCTGGATCTTGATGTTACGAACTAAATGGCAGACGTCTTTGTAGTGCAAGGTCATAACCGTATGACCTTTCTGTCTGCTCGCTGGCTTGTTGTAGTGGACGAACCATCTGGATTTCATATGTGTTGCTTACAATCCGTCAGTTCCGTTTGACTCCATCGCCTCTCGCTCTAGGTAATCGGCTTCTATCTTTTTAGTAGTGAAGCGATCTGCCCAAGAGTATTCATCGCAAGCACAATCAGCTCCGCACTTAATGACTTTGCTTCCGTCTTTGTGGGACAACTCAAAGGTAAGATGTCCGTCGACATCAACAGCAAAGACTACTTCCCAATCTTTGATGGTGTATTGATGGTAGGTTTGTAGGTCGCTCATCGGTCTTTCTTCAGCTTGAGGATTTCTTCCTTAAGCTTCTCGTTCTCAAGCCTCAACTTCTCGGACTTAAGGTCGTAGTATTCACGAGCACTCTCAGCCGCTACTTGCGATGACATCTGTGCCCGCCATTGGCCGAAGGTCATACATCCCACCCCGTGACCTTGATGTCCATTAGCTCATCCATCTGTTCGGTGGTTGGCACGTTGTCCACCCACACCACGAGATCTTGTATCTCCTGGACAGAGGATTGAGGGGAGATTGTTTGCCCCTCGTTCCCGGTGCCTACCACTAGGGTTCGTCCAACCAGATGCGATTGGCTTGCACCCTTGAGGGTATAGCAACCAGCCAGTTCCATATAGTGGTCGCCCTTCAGCAATCCTTCGTCGTCGCATAGAGCAACGTCTTCACCCCGTATGCCGAAGGAAGTGATGCAGCTACACCCAAGCAGGGCGTAGATTTCTTCGAGATCAAAGCCAGTCGTAGAGGTGTACTCGGTAACTGTCTTGGCTCTCGGGTCAATTAAGATTCCTTTAACCATATTAGTATTCTCCTTTCATTCCGTATGTTTCTTGATGTCTGCCTTGAGGGCACGATACGCCACGATAACGTCGTGTAGTTTCTTCTCTTGATCGTGAACAATAGACAAAAGTTTGAATGTGGCGTTTATGTTGTGCCATAATTTACTTGCCACACGATCACTGCTTATGATGTCCATCCCACCCATACCCTCGTTGTATTGTTGCCACTTGTTACAATCTTCATCATACATCCAACCAGTAATCAGGTGAACTAGACTGGATAAACCAGATGCCGTTTCGGGGTCATGCTGTTCTTCTGCCAGCTTAACAATTCGTAGTGCTGTTTCTTTTGTGAGCATTAGTATTCTCCTTTCACCCCGTATGCACTTCGCATTGGGTTGGTTTCTTGTATGTCCTCGGCAAACGTGTGGCGTTTGTCGTTAACTAAATCGTGTTGGTCGACTGACATAGACTGGTAGTCCCGACTTTCTTCGGGAAGTTTCTGCGTCTTGCCCATCCAGACTTGTGGTTGGATGTGGCAAAACCAGTCTTGCATACTTGGGATTCTCCCAAGGTCTTCCGATACGTGTTGCTCTGCCACCCATCGTGTCGGAACTTTGCGTCCGTCACTATTGGTGATCGTATGACCGAAGATTCTCTCTGCCATAAAGCAACCCTCGGCGTGATGCCGTAGTGCCCTATGCCGGAAGTCGGCCATCATCATCTTGCTCTCGTCGAACCAATCGTGGATGGCTTGGTAATCCTCTGCCTTGCCACCCCATTTCTTTGCCGAGCTGACTGCGTGGTGGTAGGGGTTAGCCATTAGTAGGTCTCTTCGGTTGTCTCTACGGACTCAACCCGTTGGTTGAAGGTGAGGTCAATCTTGTTGCCTTTGCCGAACTTGAATACGAATTCTCCGTATGAACCTTCGTTGATCTCCCAACCTCCGTGGTTAGCCCCAAGTAAGTCGTAACAAATCTGTTCGACTAACTCCTCGATGTTCGGGGATTTAGTAGTGGTGACCCACTCCTTCTTGGTTTCACAATAAGTTGTTGAGTCGTTTATACTTGCATCTGCAACTATAAGTTTCTTAATCATGTCTACATTATTGATCCGTTGCTTACCCGCAAAGTAACGCACCTCATCTATCTGACCCGAATCTCCGCTACCAGAGAACTCTGCTTCAATTCGGGTGATTCTGAGTAGCTTAACAGCTGTGGCTAGTGCGGCTTTGTTCAGCTCTGCACTAGTGGCTCTCTTCTTTCTGTCCTTCGCCATCTGCTCCATAATACTTTTCATATCTATTCCTAATTCTTTATCTTTGCTCATTGTTGTTTCTCCTTTTCTTTCTTGGTTAGTAACCGCAAGAAACTTCACCGATGAGAAGGGGACCGCTCTGGGCTTGTCCTTGTGCAACCTTCTTGAGATACGAAACCGCATCTCCAATGTGTCGGTGCATAATGGCCTTGGCCTTGATGGCCAACACCCTTGCCTCTGCTGTTAGATGTGAGTAGGTGCTGTCTGTTCTGCCGTCGGTGACTTGTCCGTCGCATACCCATAGGAGTGGCTCGTTCTGGAAACGCTTGGACTTGATTGCCCAGCGTAAGGCTGGTCCGTCAACGCCGTTACCATAGCCGTGACGTGTGGGTAATTTGTCTACCATCTTGCCGTCCTTGGCTAGTACCCAGAAGTTGGGAACGTTCTTGCTCCCTTCCTTGTGGGCATAGAGGGCGACAGTAGCTCCAGGTGCTGCGTTAAGTATCTCTAGGATGTCCTCACTCCGAACGCTCATTGAACCCGAGCCGTCGATCAACACGACACCGCCTGAGTTACGCTTCGTCCGATCAAAGATCCGACGATACGGGTCAGTCAGCATCCGATGGATACGGCGAGGGTTGCGCCCCGTAGGAGAGGCCAGCTTGACCTTGCCTAGGTTGCCGTTGTGTAACCGAGTCAAGGGTGCTGGGCCTTGGCAAAGGTCACCGAACTTGGCGTTCATATCTGCACTCAAGTGCTCATCATTACGTTTCTTGAAGGACGGAATAGTGCCTGTCTCTTCAGCCAAGGCAGCACATTTGTCCAACAACATTGCGATCCTCTCGGTCACGGCAAAGCCACGATTGAGAAGCTTGTTACGACTGCCCGGTATGGGTTTGTCGGAAGCAAGTTCGGAGCTATGCGTATCGAGAATCTCACCAATCGAGTCAGCAAGATTCTCGATCGACTCCAACATACTGGAGTCACCAAGTTCATCACACGCCTTGTCGATGCCCTTGAGCCAAGAGTCCCAACTGGCAGTACCATAAACGGCAGACGTGCAATAAACTAGGCGTTTCATATCCTTAGCTTTCGCACAGGTGTATGCGTTGTTGCCGTCGTTGATATCTAGCAGATGGGTCTCGGGTTCGAAGTTGAGCTTCGACAAGACACGATTGATACGTGCTTCCTCGGCCGCAATCAGAGAATCAAAGGAAGCTTTGCCTCGTTTGATCCAAGGCTTCAGATCGGGTGGACTCAACCGAACGTGCATCAACTCGTGTGCTCGTATGTGTCGAGCTGTCTCGTCGTTGTCCAAGGGGACGTGCATTGTATTGGTTGCGATGCTTGTCTTGGGTGCACCACGAATGCCAGCACATCGGATGATGTCCCAACGTTCGTTAGCACCACGCTCACCGCCCATCTGGCGGATAAACTCTGGATATACTCTCATTGATTCTCCTTTCTGTGAGGGTTAAAGGTTGCGGGTTAGTCGTTGCTCGGGGTGAGGGTGTCGACCTTGATGGCGTCGAGGAACTCACGAGCCGAGCCAGCAAACAACAAGTTCGCTGCACGTTCTGCACCTACCGACTTGCGGAGGTTGTCGAACGCATAGAAGGAACGAAGGTCAATACGACGATCGCCCAAGTCAGCGGCACGTTCGGCGTAAGCCCGAAGGTCAGACGACAAGCGGTTCAATGCTGTGACGTGTGGCTTGTTGACTCGAACACGGATAGGGAAGCGGGAACGAATCGCCTCGGGCAAGTCGGTCAACTCCTCAAGGTTCGTCGTCATCACAACGCTGAAGCCTTTCTTAGGAGTTTCGGTCTCACCAGTCTGGGGATTCTCCCACTTGCAGGATTCCGGGGAGTCGGTCATAGCAAGCAACGTGGCGAACACGTCACCGCCAGCCTTGTCGATCTCGTCGACAATCAAGCGACCACCTGAACGCCAAGCCTTAACAGCCTGACCCTCGTGCCAAGAGAAAGTACCTTTCTCGTTGGGCATCCAAGCACCAGTCACATCAGCGTTGGTCATATCTGGGGTGCAGATAAGACGGAACGTCGGACGTTCTTGCGTTGCCATTGTCAGACCAGCGTAGGTCTTGCCAGTTCCAGGAGGTCCGTAAAGAACAAGGCGATCTACGCCAGCGTTCAATGCGTCCTCGATGTCTTTCCAGCAGTCGGTTGTTGTTGATTTCGTTTTGGTTTTTGGTGTAGGCATTGTGGGTTTCTCCTTTGTGGGTTGTGGGTTTTACTGAGCTTGGTTGTTCTTGGTGTCTTGCTCGGACTTTCTTTTCCGATTCTCAAGAATGGTTTCTTTGATCTTGTCTCTGACTTCTTGCAATTCCTTGGGCATATCCATAGCGAATCCGCTATTGGCAAAGTCGTGGTCAGGAATGCAGGCCGTGGATGATGTGCAAAGCATCATCACGATTTGGGAGAACATCTCGTCGTTGCACTTGGCAATCAAACCAAGGGCAGACAAAGAGGCTTTCACCCTCTCGCAAGTCTTGGTTTCTTCGCCACCAGTTACCTTGGCGGCAATCATCCCAAGCATCTTCAAGAGATCGACGTCTGCTTTCTCTGCGGTAGTTCGAATGCTGATGCACTCGACGCCCGATGTGGCTTTCTCTTCACTCGTACCAATATTGATTCTGCTCATAGTTGTTTCTCCTTATGGGTTGTCTTGACACGCAGCATCCCTGACTGAACAAGGATCTGTCAAGAATACATTCTTAGTTATTCAAACTGCTCGGCCGCCAGCGAACAGCACGTTCCGCAAGGTGGAACGCTGACCAATACGTCTGGAGTACCTACGCAAATCCACAAAGGTATCAGGTGCCATCAGCTCGATGGTTGCTCCTGTCTTGTGGGCGTACACCATCGCACCTTTGTATTTGGGTGTCGGGTGGCGGGTTGCACAAGCAAAGCAGTAGACAAGACCTAGGTCTCGTCGTGCTTTCTCGGTCGGCTTGTCACAACAAGGGCAGACGTCACTCATACTGAAACCTTTCGTACTCTGGCCTTGTCGTCCCACTCCCAGCCTTCTGCGACTAGGAAGTGGAACGCCTTGTTAAGGTTTCTGAACCTTTTGATAACTCTGAATCCCTTGATAACATTATTCCAATAGATCACTTCAAACATATAACCTCCTCATAGGGTTCGAAGATGCGTTGAGTCTCACGAGTAATGCGACTCACGATCTTGTTGAGTTTCTCGTTCTCTTGTTCGAGGAATAGATTCCTCTCCCGGAGAGAATCAATCTGAAGGAAGGCATCCCGTAGTTGGTACTCGGGGATGACTGGCAATGGCTGAACGAGTCGTAGGTGTGCCATACATCAGCCTTTCAAGGGGACGTATGTTCCGTCAGCCGCCATCAGTGCCATCTTGGAAGCGTCGGGGAAGTTCGAGATGATCTTCGCCCAATGCAATACTTCCTCACGGCAATCACCGATGTACTTGTGACGGAGGCCAGACACGGCTCGTCCGTTTCGCAATACAATCCAATCGGTCTTGGGTTGTAGGCGGTTCAGTGTTCTGCGTAGGTTTTCGTTGTCTCTCCATTGTCCTAGTTTCATATGTCTTGACTCCTTATTGTCCTTCTGTTATAAGTAGCCAATGCCGAAGGACTTGGGCATTGACTGGAAGTTGATCGAGGCTGACTACTTAAGAGGTACTCGGCCTGTTGAAATCGCTGCTCTGTACAACATCAAGCAGTCCACTCTGGACGCTAAGATTCGTAGGAAGGGTTGGGCTACAAAGAGACTTGCATTAAGGGAGTCTCTTCAAGCCCGTCAGACTCAAAACACTATGCAAACGCTCTCAAATAAAGCGTCTGGATATCTTGAAAGGGTTGTAAAACAAGTCGACCGAGGGTTGGACGTGTTGGAAGCTCAACAACCCGCCACGACCAA